AAACTAACTGGACAGCACCTGTTCACATCTGCTAACTGTCGTTAGATCAGGCTAACAGGAAGATGCAGCTGGACGGTGACAGACAGCACGTCTGCAGATCGACAGACAGCACGTCTGCAGATCGACAGACAGCACGTCTGCACGCATTATATAGAAGCAATACAGACAGCACGTCTGCAGATCGACCGGAGGCCGTAGGAGAAAGAGCTGATTTTAACTTAATACTTTTGTAACAAAATGTTAAAAGTATTGTAATTGACTTATGGGAGAACGTGTAGTATAATGAAGTCAGTTCAAAAGAACAGATATAGCTCGCCCCCCTCCCCTGTTGCGTGCCCGCCACGCCGGGGAGTGAGGGAGGGGGTATGACCTAGCACAGGACCTTGATAACTGAATACATCACACACATTTCTATTTTAAGGAGGATATTACCATGACAAAAACAAACCTCAAATCCATGAAAAAAGCCGATCTGTTAGCTCTTCTTAATCAGTGTGGAGCGGATGCTGAAATGCTGAAAAAAGCCCAGTCCATGAAGGTGAAAGACCTTCGTGATGTGATCTGGGACGTTGTGAAAGAGCAGGCCGCAAGCGAGACAGCAAGCGAGACAGCAAGCGAGACAGCAAGCGAGACAGCAAGCGAGACAGCAAGCGAGACAGCAAGCGAGACAGCAAGCGAGACAGCAAGCGAGACAGCAAGCGAGACAGCAAAGAAGCGGGGGCGTAAAAAGATTGAATATACATATGACCCCGGAGCTATTGAAGCTATAGAATCTGTCGGAGCACTTTTTAAGAGTAAGTACATTATGAGTGGCAATGGCTATATTTGCAAGCTTGCCAATCATAATGTAATCGAGTTTTACAAGGTGAAAGGAATGTTCACCGCACTGTTTAACGACAGTTGGGCAGAAGCTTTTCGACCGTATATTAAAGAAGTCGGAGCAGAATATCAGTTCCATGGGAACTGGAAGATGAAACATGAGTTTATATTCACCGCTAATCAGATGACCAGCTTCCTGAATACAGTAGCATAAACGACAGACCCCCTTCCCGTTTGGGAAGGGGGTGTTATCAGCACTATAAACAGTATACATGGAGGATAGAACAATGAAAGGAAGATTTTACATAGCATATGAAAACTGTTTTCCAGTTTCAACTGGAACATTAACAAAAGTTGAACAAGCTATAAAGCTTGCAAAACGTGTATGGAAACGAGATAACAGCCTAGCATATAAACGTAGCTTTTCTGTCACATACAGGAAAGTCAAGGTTAAGTAAACGTTTAGAGCGGATGCATTAGATACGATGCATCCGCTTTTTTGTGAGCTGCTTCTGTTAAAATTTTAACAATCCCGATCGCAGCTGACCTGTGCTATATGTTATATAACACGTTAAATACTTATCGCTGTCGCTCAACGACAGGGGCGGGGCGGGAGAGAAAAAGACTGAAAATACTGAATTGTATATATAGTATAAACAATATAAATATTATAACAAATAACAATAATACAAGATAGATAGAAAAACAAAATAAGCACGTCCTCCTCCCTCGGAAAATCAAGCAACCCCAGAATGACTCCGGAGAAGGTGGCGAAAATGCTTCAACACACTACTACTGCGCTACTTTAGTGTGTTGAAGTGTCGCACAGCAATGCGTTAATACTTTAGTGTGCGAAAGCGTCACACACTACTACGTTAATACTTTAGTGTGTTGAAGTGATCGGACGCAACACTTTAGCACTGTGATACTTTAGTGTGCTACAGTGTCGCACACTACTACTTTAGTGTGCTAAAGCGTGCTGCCTGTTGCTGTCACACACTACTACTGCATCACTTTAGTGTGCTAAAGCGGTCAGGCTGTTGCTGACTGTCACACACTAACGCTTTAGTGTGTTGAAGTGCTGGCAGGGGGACGGGGGTCACTGTCGCACACTAAAGCGTTGACGCGCTGTCGCGTTAGCACTTCACTGCGCTAAAGCGTGGGCAGGGGACGCTTTAGTACGCTGAAGCGTCAGTGCGTTAGCACTTCAGCGCGGTGAAGCACCCCCGCTGAAATCGAAGGCAGCTCTCGCAACTCGTCCCGTGTCTACCTAAAAAATGAAGCTATTGTAGCCGTGATTTTTTTAGGTATAAGATAAAGCTATTGTAGCCATGATTTTTTATATACGAAAATGAAGCTATTGTGGGGATCTCGTAATTTTTTATGTAAGGGGATCACAATATTGTAGTCGTAAAATTTTCGAGTAACGAAAAAATACGGGGTAAGTATTCTGAATATTTTACATATACTTGATTTATTGTAAAACGTGTAGTATAATATTAGATGTAACGAGTGATCTTGGGGTCTCGAAGGGGTGATGATACATATGATTGAGTAAAAACGCTTTACAAAAGGTGAAATTATCGTTATACTAATAATGTATTATAAAGAAAGGAGTATATCGTGTATATGGATAAAGAAGGGCAGACCTTAGCCACCGAGATGCTGAAAGAAGTACAAAGAAGCGCAAAGAGATGGTTTATTGCGTTTATTATTATGATTGTACTTGAAACGGCTACTGTAGCGGGTTTTCTCTGGTATATTTCTTTGCCCGTTGAGGAAACTGTAACTGTTGAAAACGATGACGGAAATGCAAACTATATTGGCGGAGATGTAGGAGGTGATGTAACCAATGGCGAAAATAACAGTCAGAAAGAGAAGGGGCAGACGGAGGCGTAGATAATGGCTCGATTTAGCGGAATTGCTAAAAAGCTCCAGGCGGCTATCAATAGCCGTCCTGGGGCTAAGATTTCAATCAATACATCCCAATGGTATAGTAAAGAGAAGAATAGACCAATAACTGTATTCACTATACGACAATCTTTTGAAGCTGATGGTTATAAGAAAAGCACTGAATTATTTAAGACTTATTCACAAGTCCAGATGGTTCTTTTTTTACGTGACTATTGGTATGAATTAAACGGATGGGAATTACCACACGATAATGAAGTATGGGAGGAGATGAAAAAGAAGTATGAGCAAAGCGGAATATCGGCCTGGGACTCTGTACGGAAGGATTCAACCTGATACTCCTCTTACTCCCAAAGAGCAGAAATTTATTATAGAATATGTTAAGTGCGGTTCTGGTACAGAAGCGGCAAAGAAAGCTGGCATGGAGCATGTGTCAGCTAATACTATTTTGAAACGTCCTAATGTCCAGAAGGAGATACAGAGACTTATGGAAGAAATAAGAAAAGAAAACATTGCAACGGCAGATGAAGTAATGGGATATTTTACATCTGTCATGAGAGGTGAAATAAAAGATCAATTCGGACTTGATGCCCCGCTTTCTGAAAGAACAAGAGCGGCGCAGGAATTGGCGAAACGTACTGTAGATATTGAAAACAGAAAAGCAGGTCTTGCTGATCAAGTTACATCTATTACACTTAACTGGGAAAGGAGCGATGATGATGTTAGTAAATAAAGCATGGTGGAAAGCGGCTGGTATTAGAGCCATTAAAACTATCGCTCAATCTGCGGTTTCTTTAATTCCCGCTTCTGTTATGATTACTGAAGTGGATTGGAAAGTAGTTGTCGGTACCTCTATTCTTGCAGGCGTAGTTTCTTTACTAACGAGTGTTGCCGGATTACCGGAGGTTGACGCATGAGTAAAACTTATCAATTATCCAATGAAGAACTTTTAGGAATTGCACGGCTCTGTCAACAGGAACAAGGATCTGCAATCGGTGCGGCGGCAGAAGCCAGTTTAATGTGTAATAAGTTTGAACAACAATCAAAATATACATCTTTATATAAGTATGTAAGAGACTGCGGTTGGTGGGCTAATTCTGCTTATTATATGGAAAACGGTGCATGTAGAGGTGATACACTTCAATCTGTCGCAAGTGTTATTATAGAAGGTGAACGTACATTACCTGATTACATTGACGAACATGATTATCCGGGTGATATTGTTTCTATCAGTACAGGAGACGATCCTTGGGATAAAAGTCAGTATATACCTAATATTACTATTATTCATAATAGTATGGGTTCTGTATATACTTTCTATTGTTTCCCGGACACTGGATGTGATCCGTTTGGATATATTCATCGACCAGAAAAAATGAAGAATCAGACAGAATCAGCTGTATCTTGGATGATAAATCTTGCACAAGATGACTCACATGGATATAGTCAAGAAAACAGATGGGGACCTGACTATGATTGTAGTTCTGCAATTATTCAATCTTGGCGACAAGCTGGTGTTCCATTATCTTGCACGTATACTGGTAATATGCGGGCTGATATGATAATTAACGGATTTAGGGATGTTACTGATTCTGTTAATTTATCTACCGGCGAAGGTCTTTTAAGAAGTGATGTATTACTGAATGAAGTACACCACACGGCTATGTATATCGGTGAAGGAATGGAAGTAGAAGCAAGCATTTCTGAAACTGGTGGTATTACTGGTAAGATTGGAGATCAAACTGGCAAAGAAATTCTTATCAGACCGTATCGTAATTATCCATGGGATTGTGTATTGCGATATAAAGAGGATTATATGGAACCGAAACGTGAGAAAATAAATATCACCTTTGAAGAAGTTAAAAAAGGTGATGAATGTCAATCTGTCTGGATATTACGAACAATACTGCGTGGTAGATCATATAAAACACAGAATGGTAAATTACTTCTGCGTGGTAAAAAGTTTGATGACGATACAGATTATTGTGTAAGAGCATTTCAAGCTAAAGCTAAGTTGGTTGTTGACGGTATTGTAGGAAAAAATACGTGGTCTAAATTAACAGGTTTACACTAATGATTGATAAATTAAAAGGTATATTCGGCATTATCATAGCTTTAATTATTCTATGGGTAATTAAAGCTATTGCCGATTGGGACGGAATAGTGAGAAATTTTGATGATGACGATTAGGAAAATTTAATAAAGTATAATGAGCGGCTTAAATATATCATTACAAAACTGTATTATACCGCGGTATGACGATGTGTTGAAAGATATTCTTGACCATCGTCATACCCATTATGTTTTTTCAGGTGGTCGAGGTAGTACAAAATCATCTTTTGTAGGCGGCATCGTAATACCGCTACTGATAATTCAAAATCCAAGATGCCACGCCATTTGTTTTCGTAAAGTAGCAAATACAATTCAAAACAGTATATTTTCTCAGGTTGTCTGGGGAATATACCAAATGGGCTTAGATCATCTCTTTAACATTCCAAAAACGTATAGCACTCCTATCACATACTTACCCACAGGACAGAAAATATATTTTATGGGTCTTGATGATCCTATGAAAGTCAAATCAGTTAAACCTCAGTTTGGATATATTGGTATAACATGGTTTGAGGAATTAGATCAATTTGCAGGTCAAAATGAACTACGTGTTGTTACCCAGTCCACAATGCGTGGCGGTGATAAGTTTTGGGATTTCAGAACATTCAACCCTCCGATTAGTAAAAATAATTGGGCAAATGAGTATGAGGATGAATGTGAAGCATTTAGGCGGAATAATACATTAGTCGTAAAAAATTCATATCTTGATGTGCCGAAAGATTGGTTAGGACAAGAATTTTTAGATGAAGCAGAAGATTTAAAAACAATCAATCCGAGAGCATATGAACATGAATATTTAGGAATACCAGTCGGTACTGGTGGCGATGTATTTCAAAATGTTCAAGATATGGATATGAATGAACCTGTACCAAGATTTGATGTATATGGTAATACTGTCGAAGTAATACCTAAATGGAAAACATTTGATCGTATTTATTGCGGTCTTGACTGGGGCTTTGCAAAAGACCCATTTCAATTTGTACGCTGTCATTTTGATAGAAGTCATCTTGATTTATATGTATTCGATGAGTATAGAACCGTACACTGTCGGAATAAAACAGTATTTGACGCATTATACAATGAGGAAAAGAAAATTTCAAAAGATGAGTTATTGATTGCCGATAGTGCAGAACCGAAATCTATAATGGACTTTAAAGCATATGGAGCATATATTAGGGGTGCTGAAAAAGGTCCTGATAGTGTACGTTACGGTATTAAGTGGTTACAAGGATTAAGACATATTTATATAGATAAAAGAAGATGCCCATATACGTTTAAAGAATTTGTCCAATATGAATATGAAACAGATAAAGATGGTAATTTTATTTCTGCTTATCCTGATGAAAATAACCACAGTATTGATGCTGTTAGATATGCTATGGAAAAATATGCAAATAGGAGAGGAAACTAAATGGGAAAAGTTTTATCTGATATTGATATATTAGGTGTAAATTATAGTGTACGTGTACAAGATGCAAAAGAAAATCCTAAATTAGATAATGCCGATGGATTATGTGAAATTTATGCTAAACAGCTAATAATTGATGATAGTAATAGACACGATAAAGGTGCCTTTATGAATGTAGATGAATACTATCAACAGACTTTAAGGCATGAAGTCTTTCACGCAATTTTCGCTGAATGTGGCGCCACAGATTATTGCAGAGATGAAAAACTTATTGATATGTTAGCATTTCTTTATCCGAAAATTGAAAAAATAATGCAAGAAACCAAAAAGATTGGGGATGAATTAAATGCATTATGATAAAGGTAAAAATCAAACACGAATATTGGAACAAAATATATTAAACTTATCTTATGCTCAGTTTGAAGGAGTTGGTGAGTATGATCTACCTGCTATGTATCCAGTCAGAGTTGATAATTTAAAAGATATTCCCTTACAAGGGTTTAATTTTGCGTTAAAAGAAAAACATCCAGAAAAAGTTGGTGTTCATTTCTTTTTACATGATTATCAGTTTGAAAGGGTGTGGAATTATCCTGATAGATATATAGAGGTATTAAAGAAATTCGCCTATGTTTTATCGCCCGATTTTTCTCCTTATGCAGATATGCCAAAAGCATTGCAGATATATAATGTATATAGAAATCGTTGGTGTGGTAGATACTGGCAAGAACACGGCATAAAAGTAATTCCCACATTTACTATGGGCAATACTGATTTATTCAAAGTATTCTGTACTGGTATTCCAAAACATAGTACAATAGCAATATCTACGATGGGCGAAGGTAGATGGGGTAATTTTGATGGTATTCGTGCGTGGTGGAATACTATAATGTTTGAATTACAGCCTGAAACTATATTATTGTACGGAAAAGATTTATCAAAAGAATTATCTGGCAATATTGTATTTAAACAGATGATTAGTTCAAAGGTGGCGATGTAATGGCTATTAAAACACACAGGGGTGGTAAATTTCCAGTTCTCGATACCGGCGGGTATTATGGTAGAAATGAAGCCGGTATACCACAAGACTTCACAAGTAATACAGCTGGTGTAAAACGTGAATTTATAGGTTCTGGTACTGAAGAATATAACTTTTATTCTGATACAAAAGGTATATTAACCGTTAGGGCAGATTCTTATGAAGATGCATGGAGAATAGCAAAAGCAAGAGGATATAAGCGTAGACGGCCCAAGAGTTGGATATAAGCGTAGAAGATTTAAGAGGTAATCAATATGTCTATGTGGCGTAACATAGTATCAAAGCTAAAGGAGTTAATACGAACTATGATAGGTGGTAAAATAATTCAGAATGAATTACATATTTCTCATGCTATTTCGCCTAAGATGGAAACAGCAATACAGAAATGGACAAATCTGTATTTGAATCAAGCGGACTGGTTACATGAACCAGATGATGAAAATCCAGTCAGAATTGTTTCTTTAGGATTGCCCAGTTTGATAGCAAGTGAAAAAGCACGAATGGCATTACTGGAATTTGATTCTGAAATAACTACACCATTAAAAGAGGTAGAAATCGAAAATCCTGATTATCCCGGTGAAACTCGTTATATGACAAATAGTGAGGGAATCAGAATACCGTTACCGAAAACTGAACCTCCTAAAATGATTAAGAAAGAACTTCCTGTTGGAAGTACCAAAAGGGCAGAATATTTAGAGAGTCAGTATAAAAAGCTTAAAAAACAATTAAGGCGACAGATTGAATATGGTATTGCAAAAGGCGGTCTTGTAATTAAACCTTATGTAGTAACTACCAGTAATTTGTCAGATTCAGATATTGTTCCTACTATTGAAATAGAATATGATTTTATTCAAGCAGATGCATACTATCCTCTTTCTTTTGATGCCGCCGGCAAGATAACAGAAGCCGCATTTATTCAATCAAAAACTGAACGAGATATTATTTATAGGAGACTTGAATATCACAAGTGGGAAAATAATACTGTTACTGTTATCAATAAAGCGTATAAATCTAATAACATAAGCGGTGTAACCGATTTAAACGGAAGTTTGGGAGAAGAAATATCATTGACTGAAGTTCCAGAATGGAAAGACCTGGAAGAAAAGGTAGTTATTAAAAATGTAGTAAGACCATTGTTTGCTTACTTCAAAATGCCGGAAGCAAACACTATTGATCCAACAAGTCCTCTTGGTGTATCTGGATTTAGTCGTGCTGTAAGCTTAATAAAAGATGCTGATATACAGTATTCTCGATTATTATGGGAATATGAAGCCGGTGAAATGGCTATTGATATTGATAGAGATGCATTAAAAGTTGATGAGGATGAACGAGGTAATGAACATTCACGTCCAAATCATTTACAGGAAAGATTATTCAGAAAAATGGATTTAGGTTCTAGTTCTGATACTTATCAACCCTTTGCTCCGTCATTACGTGATGATCATTATATTGAAGGATTAAATACTATTCTTATGAGAATAGAAGATACTTGTGGTATAAGTAGAGGTTCGTTATCAGATAGTGCGGATGTAGCAAGAACTGCAACAGAATTAAAAATCCTTAAACAGAGATCATATCAGACCAATGCCGAAATTCAGCAAGCTATTGAGGAAGCATTACGTGATACTATTTATGTGATGAATGTATATGCTACATTGTATGAAATAACACCAGAAGGTGAATACGATGTTAATTTTGAATGGGATGATAGTATCATTGTTGATATTGATACAGAGATTGAAAAACGTATTACCTTAATGAATAATGGTCTTATTTCTAAGCTTGAAAATCGTATGTGGTATTTCGGTGAAACAGAACAACAGGCTATGGAAGCCTTATCTAAAATTGATGAAGAAACCAAACAAGCGCAAGTAAATGATTTAATGAGTATGGGTAATATAGATTCGTTTAATAATGCTGGTAACAATTCCGGTAATAAAACTAAGGAAGATGATGAAGAAGATTCTAAAAAGAATAAAAATTCTGACAATTTCTCATAATAGTGGTGATAATAATGTTAAGTGAAAACACTATTGAAAATCTTGTCAAACCTATGGTTATAAGACAAGAAGCAATTAACACTTATGTTATTTCAAAGATAGCGGAAAGTGTAAGAAAAATAGGTTCTATATCTGCCTCCCAAATCAATCGTATGAAATTATTGATTGAATACGGGGCAGATATTAGAGAAATGAATACTGAACTTGCAAGACAATCCAATTTGCAAGTTCGGGATATTAAAGCGATGATAAAAAATGTAGCAGTTAAAGTTAATCTTGATGCTAAACCATTGTATGATTATCGCCATAAGTCGTTTATTCCGTATGATAGAAATACTAAACTAAAACAACTTGTTGCAAATGTTGGTAATAGAACCGCAGGCACTTATGAAAATTTATCACATTCTAAAGCAACAGGATTTTTAATTAGGGATTTAAAGAATCCGACAAGTCTAAGATTTCAATCCATTGATGATACATATAAATCTATATTAGATGAAGCTATACAAGCAAGCGCAAGCGGTGTTATAGATTATAAAACAGCCATGCGAAGAACATTAAAACAATTATCTGATAGCGGTATTCGTAGATTAACTTGGGACAGCGGTTATACTCAAAGATTAGATACGGCTGTAAGAAGAAATCTATTGGAAGGTGTTCGTGCAATTAACCAAGCTGTAGAAGATGCAATAGGAGAAGAAATCGGTGCGGATGGAAAAGAATTAAGTGCCCATAGATTTTGTGCGTTAGATCATGAACCATTTCAAGGTCATATATTTACCAATGAAGAATATGAAAAATTACAGAGTAATATGGATTTCATAGACATTGATAATAATCATTTTATGGCCGTTGATCGTATTATAGGTATATGGAACTGTAGACATATTGCGAGAAGTGTTATTATAGGCGTTACTAAACCAACGTATACTAAAGAACAATTAGAACAATTTATAGCAGATAATCATGAAGGATTTACATTACCGAACGGTAAACATTTAACTATGTATGAATGTACACAGATGCAAAGAAAAATGGAAACCAGAATACGCTATGCAAAAGACGAACAAATTGTAATGCAAAAAGCTGGTAATTTAGATGCCGCTAAAATGGCAAGACAAAAAGTTATAACTTTAACAGAAGAGTATAAACAATTTAGTAAAGCTTGTAATTTACGTGTAGATATGGAAAGGGCATCTGTTATTGGTTACAGATCAATCAAAACTTAATTAAAGAACTTTTATAAAATACTTTATTAAAGTCTTTTACTAATTACTTCATTAAAGTGTTTATTAAAAGTTCTTTACAAACAATTAAACTTGTTATATAATGATTTTTGAAGAAAGGAAATCTTTCTTTTCATTCGTTTCCTCCCTGTGGTGCGTAGCACTTCAAACCAGTGAAGTGTTACGCATTTGAGGAAAAGTCTTGCATAGGACGTTTAAATATATGCATACATTCAACCACCAAACTGCAAGGCGGATATATAAATTAGCAGATATAAATAGAATGTAAAGGAGATATTGTAACATGACGGTAAAAGAACTTTTTGATAAGGCAGAAAACGGTACTCTTACATGGGAACAATTTCAGACAGCGGCTGGAGATGCAAAATTTGTTGATCTGAAAGAAGGCAATTATGTTTCCAAACAGAAACATGAAAGTGAAGTGGCTTCTTTAAATTCCAGAATCACTGAATTGAATACAACTATTGAAACAAGAGATACTGATTTAGCTACACTCCAACAGAAACTAAAAGATGCTGGTGACATAGAAGCACTAAAAACAGCTTCCCAAGAATTAGCAAACCTGCAAACAAAATATGATGCGGAAACAAAGGAATATCAAGCCAAGTTATCCAAACAGGCATATGAATTTGCAGTAAAAGATTTTGCGAATGGAAAAACCTTTAGTAGCAAAGCCGCAAAAAGGGATTTTATTCAGTCCATGATTGCAAAGAATCTTAGCTTAGAAAATGGTAAAATTATCGGTGCTGAGGATTTCGTAGATATTTACTCAAAGGATAATGCAGATGCATTTGTAGTAAAGTCTGATCCTAAACCTAAATTTAGCACAGGTACTGACGATAATAAGCCAAAGAAACTTTCATTATCTGAAATGATGAAAATGAAAAATGAAAACCCAGATGTTAAATTTGATATTTAAGTTGTGGAGGTAAACTATGCCGTATTTTGACAGTAAACTTTTTAACGGTGAGGTATTCCAAAGCTATGTTGATAGGGTACCTAATCTAAAACTTAATGAACTGCTTAAATCCCGTGCTATTGTAAGCAGACAGGATTTAGCAGGTGCTATGGCTGATCAGGTAGGTGGTAACTATATTACTACGCCGCTGAAAGGTCTTATTAGTGGAACTATTCCGCTTAACTATGACGGTGTTACTAATATTACTGCTCAGACCACGCAGACTTTCAGCCATTCTCGTGTTGTTGTCGGTCGTGCGCAGGCATGGACAGAGAAAGACTTCTCCTATGATATTACTGGTGGTGTTGATTTCATGGAGAATGTTGCCCAGCAGGTAGCAGAATATTGGGACGAAATTGATCAGGCTACGATTGTATCTATTCTTACTGGTGTATTCAGTATGAGTGATGCCGAAGGTCAGAGATTCGTTACTGAACATACCCATGATATTCGTGCTGTCCAGAATAGCGAAGGTAAAACTGGATTTATGGATGCTACTTCTCTGAATACTGCTATTCAGAAAGCATCTGGCGATCATAAAAATAGATTTTCTCTTGCCATTATGCACTCTGTTGTAGCAACCAATCTTGAAAATATGAAGGTACTTGTGTATCTGAAATATAACGATGCAAACGGTATGGAGAGGGAAACTGGTCTTGCTACTCTTAATGGTAGACTGGTTATCATTGATGATAGTATGCCTGTTCTTGAAGATACTGGTACTGCTACGTTCTCCAAAACTTCTGATACATCTGTTCAGGCGGGCAAGACATATTACACTCGTACCGGTTCTTCTGGTAATTATACATACACTGCGGTAGTTAATCCTGTTGATGCTTCTATTGGCAGTTACTATGAAAAAACTGGTGCTGGTGATCCGCTGTATGTTACTTATCTGTTTGGTGACGGTGCTATTGAGTATACAAACTGCGGTGCTAAAGTTCCGGCTGAAATGAGTCGTGATCCCAAGACCAACGGTGGTCAGGATACTCTGTATAACAGACAGAGAAAATGTTTCTCCCCGTATGGTATCAGCTTTACTAAAGCTAACATGGCTACTCTTTCTCCGACAGATGCAGAACTGTCTGATGGCGCCAACTGGGAACTTGTAAACACCGGTGGTACTAATAAGAAGTATATCAATATTAAAGCTATCCCGATTGCCCGGATTATTTCCAAGGGTTGATAATTTATGAAAGGTGGTTGCTTCTATGTATCTAACATATGATGAATATATAAATATGGGTGGTGCAGAAATAGAAGAAACCACCTTTCAACAGTTGGAATTTGAGGCTCGTGCTGTAATAGATTGGTGGACTTTCAATAGATTGAAGAATGAAACCAGCTTTCCGGAGGCTGTAAAACGATGCATGTTGAAAATTATTCAGCTTATGAAAGCCAAACAAGATGTTATGGTAACGAGTCCAAGAGATTCTAACGGTAATGTAGTTGCGGGTCTGTCCAGTGAATCTAACGACGGTGTATCTGCGAGTTATAACATACTATCTGCTAAAGATATGATTGATACATCTGATAAAGCAATGGCTAATTGTATAAGAATGTATCTAACTGGTGTTAAAAATTCATTGGGACATCGTTTATTATATAGAGGATTATATCCAAATGAATAACTATTCTTCATGGTGGAATACTACTGTTACTATATACAATAAATATACAGACCCACAAACACAGCTTGTTAAATGGTATAGATATGTTATCAAAGACTGTTTTTGGAAATACAGTGGCGATAAAGTAACTATCAATAATGTGGTGCTTGATACAAAAAGCATTATCTGCCGTATTCGTGTTAATGATCAATTCTTGGAAAAGTATCAATGGGTGAATATTCCAAATGATGAAATGGGCAATTATTTTACTTTAAGTCAAGGTGATATAATAGTTAAAGGAGAGGTTGACGATGAAATAAACGAATATCAATCTGGTAAACGATCATCTGATCTGAAGAAAAAATACAAAGCATTACAAGGCTGTATGGAAATACAAGAGTGGTCAAATAACACTGGTGGCGGTAGAGGTAATGAACATTACTATGCAAAAGGTATTTAATTATGCCGAAATACACAGGATACATAAAAGTAACGGCACCATTAAAGCCAACTAAATTACAGCAAGAATTGATGGATATAATCGGTTCTGAAAAAGCTATGCGTGGAGTCCATCGATTATTAGGTGAATTTTGTGAACCTTATGTTCCAAAAAAGACAGGCGGATTACGTGCTGCTATGAAAGCTTATCCTGGTTCTGTAAAATGGGAAACTCCATATGCTCATTATCAATATACCGGTGTTGTGTATGCACCTAATTATCGCATAGAACGAAATGGTGAAATAATTGGTTGGTATTCTCCAGCAGGTAAGAAAAAGAGAAAAACTGATAGAGAACTTGGTGTACCCGGTGAATGGAAGGGCTGGAAATTTGGTTATTCAGAACCTGGAACAGCACACCATTGGCTTGATAAAGCAATGGAAGGCAGAGGTAAAAATAATTACAGTATTGCTGTAACAAAAATGTTAAAACAGTTGGCGCATAAATAAATGGTGTTTAACAATGATTGACAAAAATCAAGCTGTAATTGATTATTTAATACAATGCCCACAAATATTAAATAGTCCGTTATACTTCAATTTTATTAACGCAGAAGATGGAACTAATCAATTTCTTACTGTTAGTTCCGATAGATATTCGAGTAAACCTTTTATTGATGGAAGTGTTGAAAGAATTTATACTTTTACAATTATTACGTTTAGGTCTGCAACTGATATAGCAGTAGTAAAAATGGAAGGGTACCCAAACGAAAATATGTCAGATATGTCAGATATTCAAACGCTTATTGATTGGGTAAAAGAACAAAACGATTTACATAATTATCCGAATTTCGGAGAAGATTGTATTATAGATTCTATCATGCCGACAACAGATAATCCGAACTTTGATGGAATTGATGAACAAGTATCTCCTCCGTTAGCCGTATATAGTACATCAATAGAGATTCGTTACATAGACAATAGTAAGAAGATATGGAGGTAAGATAATGGCAGTTGCTACATTTAATCTTGCACAGGGTCAAAGAGCAGAACGTAAACTCCTCATTACTGTAGCTGAGTGGACTGAGGGTAATGAGCAGGTTCGTGAAATTCTCGGTACCCGTACTGAAGATTCCAGTATTGAATATAATCCTGATATTGAAACAACTACTGATATTCTGGGTATTAACTATACTGATATGAATAGGACTCAACCGCAACAGGATTTCGATCCATTTCTTATTCTGGGTGGTTCTAAACTTGGTCCTAAGTTAAATGATATTAGAAGTAGGAATGCACTTTCTGAATTAGGTCAGTTTACGATTTATATTATCACAGCATTTGTTGGTACTGCCGGTTCTTATGCCGCTGAAAAGCATACTGGTTGCACCATTGCGTATAACAGCATCGGTGGAGATTCCAATGTAAACTTCCCGATCTCTGTATATTACAGTAATAATATTACCAACGGTACTGTAGATAAATTAAGCGATGACTTTGAATTTACACCTGCTTAAGTGATGACTTCACATTCACACCTGCAACTGGTGAATAATTACACTAACTAATTTTAAACAGGGAGGATTAACTAATGGCTGAATTATTTGCAAATAACCAAAATACTAATGATGTAATTGATATTAGCTTAGATTCTTCAAAAAGGAAACGATTCCGTATAGATAAGGATGACAACAGAATTATTGAACTTGATACAACGGATTTAAACATTGTTGATAGATTCCAGAAAAAATATAATGAACTTGTAACCCTTATAGAAGAATCATTCCGTGATCTGTCAAAATCAGAAGATCCTGATTTTGGTAATGTTGGAGAATCTATTGCTAATGTTGATGCCAAGATGAGACAGATAATGGATGAAATATTCAATTCTAATATATCAGAAATTTGTGCCCCGTATGGTTCTATGTTAGATCCAATCAATGGTAAGTTTAGATTTGAATATATTTTTGAAACTTTAATTCCTCTTTATGAAAATGATATAAACAGTGAATTAAGGAAACTCAATACAAGGGTACAAAAACATACAAGTAAATACATAAAATGAAAGGATGATTAAATGTATGAAATTCCAATTTCTATACAATCATCCGATGGAAAAGAATATAAAATAAGAAATCGAGGAGATTATCGTACAATCTTGGATTGCTTTGATGCATTAGACGATGCCGAATTAGAATCAAGCGAAAGATTGATGGCTAGTCTCCTCATTTTTTATGAGGATTTTAATTGTATAGAAGATTTATATAAAGTGGACAATTTACAAGAGTTAGTAACTGGCATGTATAACTTCTTTAATTGCAATCAAAAATCCAGCGGTTCAGAATCAAAATATAAATTGATAGATTGGGAACAGGATTCACAGTTAATATGTTCTGCAATCAATAAAGTGGCTGGATTTGAAATAAGAAGTGCAAACTATATTCATTGGTGGACATTTATGGGATATTATACTGCAATCGGTGAATCTCCTATAAATACAATAATCGGCATCAGAGATAAAATAATGCGAGGTAAAAAATTAGAGAAATACGAAAATGAGTATAGAAGAAACAATCCTCAATTTTTTACTTGGAATAATAAAACTGTTGATCAACAAGAGGCAGAAGCTTATGTTATGAATATATGGAATAGTGGTGGTTAATTATGGCAGCTTACGATGATGATATTCAATTAACTGTCGGACTGGAACCCGGTAATGTCGTTGAAACAGCGGAAAAACTAAATGACGAAGTAGAAAAAATATTTGAAAGTTCATCTGGCAAAGATCTTTCAGCAAAGTTTAAATCATTATTAGCCAGTATGGATGCAATCAATACAAAATCTCAAAATATACAGGCTCATTTAAAAGATTTGGCAAATCAACCGATATATACCAATGATTATAATAAACTATCTGAGGATGTTACTAAATTAGAACATCAATTAAGCAAATTATATGATCGCAGAAAAACTCAAGATGAGGGAAAAATAGGTCATATATTAAATGATCCAGAATTAAGTGCTAAATATGCAGATACTACACGACAAATTGAAGAAGTAACAACAGAATTAAATAAATTATTAGCGACTCAGGAGCAGATGGAAAACGATGGTACAGCTTTTGTACCTGCAGAAGATAGAGAAGGTTATCAAGATTATATTGACAAATTAAGTGAATTAAACAATCAGATGATTGTTTACAAAGATCGAGTGGATGCACTTAATGATGGTGAAAGTTCAACTTTTTTAGATAGACTCTATGAAGCCGTTAAAAATACCACTCCGTTAATTGATGAATTAGGTAATACTATTGCAAGAAGTTTTGGTAGCATAATGGAACAAGGTGCTTCTGTAATGGGAAGTACATTTGTTAAAGAAATGCAACTGGGATTTAATGCAGTTACTACTGGTGCCCAAAAAGTTGCATCATTAGCAGGTTCTGCTTTTGAAGGTTTACGAACAGTTATTTCAAGAGTAAGTTCTGGTATTATAACATTAGGTAAATCTGCATTTTCCGGTATGGCTAATGGTGCGAGAAAAGCAGTAGAAGCCATAAACAACCTAAGGACAAGTTTATTAAAATTAGCAGGAAATGCAGTAAAATCAGGATTAGATAGAATAAAAAGTTCGTTAAACGGAATTGGTAAGAGCGCAGGGAAATCTAATAATGGTTTAAATGTAGGATTTAAAACATTTTTACGATACGGTCTTGGTATTCGTTCAACTTATGCATTAGTAAATAAATTAAGACGGGCATTAGGAGAAGGATTTGAAAATTTAGCAAAATCCAATTCTGAATTTAATGCCGCTATGTCGCAAATAAAAACATCTGTTGAATGGATAAAAAATAGTTTTGCGGCAGCAGTTGCACCTTTAATTGAAGCAGTGGCACCTGTTATAGCATCATTGGCAGAAAAGCTTGTAAATCTTATAAGATTAGCAGGTCAGTTTATCGCCGCTATTACGGGTAAACAAGTAATACAGGCAGATGAAGTTTATCAAGATTATGCTGAATCACTTGATAAAGGATCAAAATCCACTAAGAAGTTAAACAAAGAATCTAAAGAACTGGAAAAAACTCTTGCAGGATTTGATGACGTAGAATTGCTTAAGGTTAATAAAGATAAGGAAAAAGAAGAAGATGAGGAGCAAGAAAAAGCACCATCTTATTCATTTGTACCAGGATCTATAGATGCCGGTATGTCTGATTTAGCCGAAAAAATTAAGAAGTATTTTAAAGATATATGGGATGTAATAAAACAAGCTTGGGCACAAGAGGGTGCTAAACTTATAGAGTCTATAAAAAGAGCATTAGGTGCAGTAAAAGATTTATTAGGTGCAATAGCAAAAACTTTTCATGATGTATTCGTGGACGGATATGGCTTTGACTGGTTAGTAAGTCTTTTTCAATTACTCCAAACTATATTTGATATAATAACTGCGATAGCAACAGAGTTTAAACGGGCGTGGGAAGAGAATGATAGAGGATATAATTTTATAGCTTCTATATTTACATTATTAACTCAGATCAATAATCTATTAAAAGATATAGGTCAGTCATTTATCGATGCTTGGAATAGCGGTTCTGGCTATGCTTTAATCGCCGCTATACTTGAATTATTTACTGAAATCAATAATATGCTTACGGCAATAGCAGTTGCCCTAAGAATTGCTTGGAATGAAAATAATATAGGTTATACGTTAATCAAATCAATACTTGACCTGTTTACTATAATTGCTGATACATTAGCCGATATTGCAGACGCATTTGGACGTGCCTTTGTAAGTGATGCAGGAATAACAATGATTTCAAATATTTTGGAATTATTTAATACAATGGTTAATGTATTATATGTAATCACTGCCGCTTTTCAAGGTGCTTGGAATGATAATGATGCTGGTTTTAAATATATAACAGAACTGTTTTTAGCATTAGGTGAAATAGCAAGTTTACTGGATTCTATAGGTCAATCATTCATCAATGCGTGGAACGATGATGATAGAGGTAAAAAATTATTAAGTAATCTCATAGGATTATTTACAGTTTTAAATATCCTCATAGCCACAGCGTCAAGAACATTTAAACGGGCGTGGGAAGATAACGGACGTGGCGAGGAACTAATTGGAAACATTCTTGAAGTATTTAATGAAATAATACTGGCGATAAAAAATATAACAAATAATTTTGCAACCGCATTTAATGAAGAAACAGGCTATAATTTAGTTGCAAGTTTATTAGATATGTTTAACAAGATTAGTGGAACAATTAAAACTATTGCAATTAGATTTAGATTAGCTTGGAATGAAGATGATGCAGGATTAGACCTTATAACCTCTATACTCAATAAATTTACAGAGATAAATACAACAATAGGTAACATTGCAAATGCATTTAAACGAGTATGGGAAGATAACGGAACTATTGATGAGGTATTTGCAAATATCTTTGATGCATTGACCGAATGGGAAAAAGCACAAACAAATGTAATCAGCAGTCTTGGTAAATCGTTTGAAAAAGGCGGTACTGGTGAACAAGCTATATCTACTATAACATCTTTGATTAGCGATATTATTAAAAATATAGGAGATATAGAAAAAGCATTTAATAACGCTTGGGATAAAGATGGTCAAGGACAAAGAACTGTCAATGGTTTACTGGCAAGTGTAAAAGGTATATCTGAAACATTAGATACTATTGCATCAGATTTTAATGATGTGTGGAATGACGGTGGTAACGGTGAAGAATTAGTTGGCAGGGTATTACAAGTATTTGAAGATATTGAAGATACTATAGGAAGAGTATCGGAAGCATTCAAAACAGCGTGGAATGATAACGGTAACGGTAAAAAACTAATAGAAGATATATTAGACGTATTTAAAGAAACATTAACAATTATAGGCAAGATAACAACAGATTACGGTAAAACATTTGAAGATAGTGGTAAAGGCGTAGAAGCAATACGATCTATACTTGGTGCATTCGATGAAGTAGCAAAAGCTATAGAAGCGATCGAATTAGCCTTTGATGAAGCTTGGAATGATAATGAAACTGGTAAAAAATATATTGATTCCATTCATGACGCGGTAATAAAAGTTAATAAGGCGTTAGGACTTACAGTTGATGCATTTACAAAGGCATGGGAAGAAGGCGGTGCTGGTAAAGAATTATTTAAAACTCTGATGGAATCATTAGCAGAGTTTAATGGTGCTTTAGGTAATATATCATCTTCCTTCGGTTCCGCTTTTTCAAGTACGGCAGGTACAGACGCTTTTTCCGCTATAATTGAAGATGCAAACGAGTTAATTAAACTATTAGGTGATATATCTGGTGATTTCTCAGAAGCGTTTGCCGATGGAAGCGGTAAGCAAATGGTACAGGATATTGTCGGATTATTACGAACAGCATTTACAGGATTAGGTTATATCGAAACTGCGTTTAGAAAAGCTTGGAATGATGATAAGGCCGGTAAAAAATATATTGATTCCATCAATACAACACTAAGTTCCTTTACTACATTATTTGATGAGATTGGACAATCAGCAATAAGAGCGTGGAATAAGAATAATATTGGTAAAAGAATTATTCGTGCAATACTTGACTATGTAACCAATATAAATCGAATATTCGGTAACTTAGCTACCTCAATCAAAAATGCTTGGACTGAAGGTGGTAAAGGGGAAAGTATATTTGAAACTTTAGATAAACTTATTGCCACCGTAGCTGAAAACAGTGCGTCCATAGCCGAAAGTTTTGCAGATTGGGCAAGTGAGTTAGATTTTAATCCTCTTATAGAATCCTTTGAGGAATTACTCAAAAAAATTCAACCTATTGCTGATTTAGTTATGGGCAGTTTAAAAGAGGGATATACAAAAGTATTACAACCACTTGCAAAGTGGACCATAGAAGAAGGACTTCCTGCAACATTAGATGCCTTAGGTGAAGCATTAAAAGTTATAGGATCAGCATTAGAAGCCGCTAAACCTGCATTTGAATATATATGGGAAAATATTATAAAACCTTGGGCAGAGAGTATAGGAGTTATAGTTATTGCGGCTATAAAATTATTAACAGATGCACTTTCTGGTTTAAGTAATTGGATTAGTAATAATTCAGGACTTGTTTCTAACTTTGTAAAAATCTTTGGCAGTTTTATTACGATGTGGTTTGTTGGCGAAAAGATTATAACTATAATATCAGGAGTCGCAGGAGCGTTAGGTGCTATTATAGCTTCATTCAATCCGATGATATTAGCTATCGCTGCAATAGCCGCTGGGGCTGCCATTATAGTTACACACTGGGATGAAATTACAACTGCCGTTAATAATGCATTAGCCGCCATCCGAGAATTTTTAACCGGTGAACTTGATTTTACCGTACCGATTGAAAAATTAAGTAAAGATTCCAGAACCGTAGCCAACAATTTAAGAGAGGCACTAGATGCATACATAAGTGAAACAAATAATGCATCAACAGCTATTGATGAATTATATGATAAATTAGTAAATTACATGCGGACGGGCGGCGATGTTTCACAAATGTTCGATGAATTTCATCAGGCTTTAAGTGATGCAAATGTTTCCACAGAAGATTTTCAAAAAGCATTATCAGATACAATAGGTACAAACTCAGATGTACAAGCCGCATTATATGGAATAAGAGATGCAACACAGGAAATGTCAGATAAAGTGACCACAGCAAATGATAAACTGGGTGAATCTGGTGGTAAAGCAAGTGAAGCAGAAACCTATTTCAATAATTTAGCTGAACAATTCCAGTCAGCTGCTGGTTCTTATGATCAGTCAGCGAGTAATTTTGATGCGGCAACACAAAAAATCAGTGAAGGCACAAAATCGGCAACTTCTGAAGCACAACAAGATTGGGAAACATTTATAGCAGAAACAACCAAAGAAATAGATAATTTACAAAAAGAAATAGACGGTAATAACGGTATTTCAAAGACAACAGAAAACTTTGCTGATACCACAAAAGATACAAGTGATGAAACTATAAAAGCATGGGAAGCTATTAACAAAGATGTAAGTTCTGAAATTAAAGAAATGTCAAAAACTGTAACAGATAAATCCGATACTGTGAAAAAGAATGTAATGAAGGATAATAGTGATGTACAAAAAGATGCAGACAAACAATGGAAACTTGTAAAGACAGGAACGATTAAATATTTTGACGAACTTGTTAGTAGTATAAAATCAAAATCAACCGAATTGTCAAATGAAGTTCAATCTACATTCCAAGAACTTGCAGATAGCTTACCGGCTAAATTTGAAGGTATAGGAGATGAAATTGCCAACAAATTTGACGGTGTGAGCGATTTAATAATGGACAAGTTTAGCAATTTACCTGCGTTAATGTATATACAAGGACAGGAAATGGCACGTTCATTAGCTGAAGGTTTTAAGAGCATTTATATTCCCACTCCTCATATGAGAATTAGTGCTTGGGATCAGCACGATAACGGAAATGGTGGAATAATTTCTACTCCTCAATTTACTATTGACTGGTATGCACGAGGTGGATTTCCGAAAAAGGGACAGTTATTTGTCGGTAATGAAAACGGCATAGAAGCCATGGGTAAAATGGGCAATAAGAATGTTGTTGCAAATAACCGACAGATTATAGAAGGTATCAAAAACGGTGTACTTGATGCGATGCAAACTGTTTTAAGATCATTAAATAGTATGGGAACAAAGTTTAATTTCTCCGCTGAATCTTTATCAAAGTTTACGGAATTAAACAGCAATCTTAATAGATTAGCCCAGTATGCAGTTCCGCTTGTTGCACAAGGAAGATTATTACCGTCAACAGCTACAATGACAAATAACATGACAAACAGTTTAAGCCAGATACTTGACGAACTACAGTACCAATCAAACGATTCAATAACGATAGATGAATTAAGACCGGTATTGATTGACATATGCAGAAACTATATATCCAGTACAATGTACATTGGTGATGAACAGATTGCAAGAAGCGCAAATAGAGGTAACTTACAGTTAAATAGAATTTTAGGGCAGGCATAAAAATGTATAATTACGGTCCAATAAGGATTGACGGGGTGTTAGTTCCCACCCCGTCAACCTATAATTTTGATATTGAGGATTTATCCACAGAAGGTGTAACTGGTAGAACACTTGACGGTATCATGCATAAAGATGTGGTTGACGTTAAAGATTATTATACAGTAACGTGGAAACATCTTTCATGGGAACAGATGTCATTGATACTGACCTTAGTAAATGGAAAAGAACAAATGGAGGTAACTATTATTGATCCGATGAGGCCTAATACTTATGTAACGAAATCATTCTATGTGGGAAAAAGAAGTGGCAAATTACAGAATCTTAATAATCCAGTAAGTATGTGGGCTGATTTATCATTACAGTTTATAAGGATTTGATGCAATGAAAAATTTATCGACTGATTTTAAACGTGCTTTAGCACGAAATCATAGAAATTATCTCGCCTATGCGGACATAACATGGCCTCAGAATCAACAAGGTCAGCGTCAGACATTAGCATTAAATAATACTAATTTATGGGCAGGTGGGTTCTCATATGAGGAACTTGTATCAGAAGATGAAGAATTTACAGCATTAGGTTCTGTATATATGGGAACTGCCAAACTCATAATAAATAACATAGATGAAAGTTATACGCCATATGTATTTGAAGATGCTGAAAGCATGGTACTTCAAATAGGAATGGAATTTCCTGATACTTCACAGCAATCAGGAAAAAGAATAGAGAAACATAAAATAGGAACATATCATGCGGCAGAAGTTAAATATGATGGAACAATAGTATCATTATCTTTGCAGGATAATATTGCAAAATTTGATAAACCATATTCTGCAAGTAAATTAACTTATCCTGCTACTTTAATTGATATTGTAAATAATTGTTGTACCATTTGTAATGTTCAATTGGCGAACAATTCATTACAATTTCCTCATTATAATTATGTGATTAAATCAAGACCAGATGATGATGCCATAACATGTAGGGATGTAATTAGTTGGGTAGCTACTATAGCAGGATGTTTTGTAAAGTGTAATCCAGACGGTCAGATAGAATTTAAGTGGTTTAATCAGCAAGCTATTGAACAGGAAATGACAATACTCGATGGCGGTACCGTAACTCCGTGGAGTACAGGTCAAAATGTAAACGGCGGTACAGTAACTCCTTGGAGTACTGGTGAAGTTATAAACGGTGGTACAGGAGAAGGTACATATAATTTTCATACAATAACCAGTTTATATTCTCAAACTATTGCCCTCGATGATATAGTAATAACAGGACTAACAGTACAAATAGATAAAGATGTTAAATCATCTGAGGAAACTGAAGATTCTACTATATATTCTGTAGGAACTACTGGTTATATAATTTCGATCACGAATAATAAATTTTTTAATGCGGAAAATGCACAAGAAATATTAACATGGCTTGGAAATCAGTTAATAGGATTTCGATTCAGAAAATTAAATATAACTATTCCTAATACTCCCGCCATTGAATCTGGTGATGTTATGCTTGTATATGACAGAAAAGGAAGAGGATATGCAAGCTTAGTAACAAGAACAAGTTTTTCAGTGGGAGGTACACAAGAGATAGTATCCGGTGGAAGCACACCAACGAGAAATAAAGCCACACAGTATTCCGCATATGCACGTAGTATAGTAGAAGCCAGAAGATTAGCACAGGCAAATAGAACAGCTTTTGATTCAGCTTTGGAAGATTTGGGTCGGGCATTAGACGCAAAAACTGGATTATATCCCACTGAAAAAACGACAGAATCAGGCAGTATTTACTATCTACATGATAGACCTAAACTTGAAGATTCTTCAACGGTAATACAAGTAACAAGTGAAGCTATAGGTATTACAACTAATTATAATAGAGGTGTTGATACTGAGTGGAATTGGGGCGTTACAGTAGACGGTACAACTATAACAAAAATATTAGTTGCAATCGGAGTAAACGCTAATTGGATAAGATCGGGTAATATAAAGATTGTAAATACAGTAAGTGGACAAGATGAAAAAGAAATTTTTTATGCAAGTATAGATTCCAAACTTGTTAGAATAGCAAAAGATGTAATAGTTGCTTCAAGTGATGGTATTGTCGTTATTCAAGCAAAAGATACAAATGGTAATGAAACATTTTATCTTAATTCTGGCACAGGTGTTGTTAGAATCAATGCGACAAGTTTTTCCTTAAGCGGTCGATCTGTAAATCAAATTGCATCTAATGCAGGTGCAACAGCAGGTGCGGATGCGGCGAATACAGCATTGGCTAATTATGATCCTGCCGATGAATTAACACAAGCTGAAATATTTAATCTATTAACTGGAGGAACGAAAACTACTCCGGGTTCTACACAAGGTATATGGTTAAACAATGGAAAAGTATATCTTAATTTTTCTTATGCGCGAGGTGGAGCATTAACACTTGGTGGAGCAAATAATGGAAATGGTACTTTTAATGTACTTAATGCGGACAACAATCAAATAATCGCAATCGATAATAACGGAACAATTTTCAGAAGTACAACCGCTGACGAATACATTAAAATCAATGAAAACATAATTCAAGGATATGCAGGTACACCGGCACGTTTACATAGTTGGATTGATTTATGTGCTGATTATGCTGGTACTGGTAGTTCAACCGTAAAATGGATGGTTTTTGAAACCTCGTCATACTCCAAAGGTATAAAGTTGATAGCGGGTGGAAACGGTTCTATTGAATTAGACGCTGGTTCAAGATCAGTTAAGTTTTTATCAAAAATTGATGCTGGACAAATAAATTCATCAACCTATATAGAAGCCGCAGATCATTTTTATACACCTGGATATGTGGAAGCAAAAGATCATATCAATACTTCAGGCAATGTAGAATGCTATAGTTTAACTGTAAACGGAACACCTCCGTGGACAACTTCATCCGATAGACGATTAAAGAAAAATATTGAAGATGCCGAAGAACAAACAGAAAATATCAAAAAGCTGAAAGTTCATCAATTCGATTGGAAAGATGATAGTGGTCATGTTCCTGTCGGACTTGTCGCCCAGGAATTACAAGAAGTTTATCCAGAACTTGTTAAAGAATCAGATAACGGATTGAGAATTGATTATATCAATATGGTTCCTTATCTAGTTAAAACAATTCAGGAACAGAATGATAGAATCAATTTATTGGAGCAGAAATTAAATATGCTTGAAAAGAAATTGGAGAAACTTATATGATAAGGTTAGAATTTGAGGTAAGCAATCAATTTATAAATAGGACAGATCAACAAAAGCCAGTTTCTGATAGTAAGAACTATTTATATTCCCATTTCACTTTTTTAACAGAAGAGTGGCAGAATAAAACGGTCACTGCATTATTTACAAAAGGCGACAAATCGTTTATAATATTAGTAGATACAAATGGTGATTGTCCTGTACCTTGGGAACTTATTCAGAATGGGGGCGATGTATATGTCTCAGTTTATAGCGGAGACTTATCTACCACGAATAACTCAAGAGTAACTATTTATGAAAGTGGTTATATAGAAAATGCAGAAAATTCTCAACCACCTACTCCTAATATTTATGCCCAAATATTAGATGATGTAGATGGATTAAGAGGCGAGGTTGCAGAATTAAAAGATTTAATTGATGGCGGCGATGTATTGATAATAGACGGTGGCAATACAAGCGACTGGATAAAGGAGTGATAAATTGGATGCCATAATTCAAAACAGGCGAGGTGACTATTCGGAAGTTATTCCCGAAAACTTACGACCTGGTGAATATGTTGTTGTACAACAGAATGATCCTAATTCAGATAGTGGTCAATCTGTTTATGTAGGAATTAAACAGGGTGTTGTAAAAAGACTTGCTTTTTCTAATGAAGTGGGTGATTATCAGATTCAAGCACAAGAAGCGGCAGAACAAGCTAAGTCCGCTCAATCAGCAACAGCAACAATGGTTGGGCAAGTAAATACAAAGTATAATGAAATAAATACATTAGCTGGACAGGTAGCTACAAACGCACAAACAGCACAAACAGCGGCACAAACAGCAACAACTAAAGCAAATGAAGCATCCCAATCAAAAACAGATGCCCAAACAGCTTCACAAACATCTGTTAAGGTATTAGGAAGTATGGCTCCTGCTTATGATGCAACAAAGACATATGCAGTAGGAGATTTAGTTATATATGATAATGCATTAAAACAATGTAACACAGCTATAACTACTCCTGAAGCATGGAATGATGCTCATTGGATAAATGCTACTGTAGAAAACGAATTAACTAATTTAAAGGAAGATTTAAGTAATACAGACGCTTTGCAAAAATTGCTTTGTGATGATGTTCCGAATACCATTCAGACATACACGTTTACGGATGGAGCCGTATCGCAGGTAACTCACAGTGCAGACAATGTAGCGGTCAGAACGGATGTTTTTACTTATTCATCGTCATCAATAACAGAAACACGGACGCTAAACAGTGGCGAATCTCTCGCAATTGTGACAAACCTTACAACACTGGAAACTACAGTGACTTACAACGAAGCCGAACCTTATGAAGTAGTGTATAGCGTTACGGATGCTGTTCAAGGTGCTTGGGTATATAGTAATGGCTCTTATTCAAATAATGGTAGAACAGATAGGGCTGGTTCAAAGATGCTCGGATATACGCCGCAAATCGGTGACATTATCAGGGTTGAGGACTCACAAAGACGATATAAATTTACCACTGGAACTGGCATAGATAACTACAGGATTACCAGCACAGATGATTTAGTTGTTGACCAGACAGCAATGGCTACATTGAAAACGATTTTGTTTGTAAAAGCCGATAACTCTGACTTTACAAGCAATGACCTTGCTTTTTTGAATCAAAATACTCATGTTTATAGACAATCGGTATAACAGAAAGAAGGTGTAAGAATGGCAGTTAGTATTTGGGAAGGAAGTAAGGCGCAGGAACTTATAGATGCAGTAAAAAAAATCTCATCCAGTAGTGGCTTGTCTAATGAGGTTAAAATAGCATTATTGACTTGTTTTAGACACGTGGCATGGGACGATGATCAATATCAAGTGTATTATGATGCGTTAGAAAATGCATTAAACCGTACAGACCCAGACCCAGGTTACCCTAAAATTATCGCAAGTTTTAATCAAGATTATCGAACAATTTATACTGACGATCCTATCAATTCATTAAAAAATAACATTATTGTTAAAAAATACGAGAATATAGATGACACAGATGGAACAATTATATCAGATTATACAATACTTGGTACATTAAAGGAAGGAAATAGTATAGTTAATATTTCGTCAGAAGGGCTTAATGCAAGTCTTACCATTCCGTGTGTTTTACCTAAATATACATATACTTTTACAGCTAACGATCTAATCCTTTATAAGGGTGGTGTCCAAAGTTGGGACCCGGATGGAAAAGTATATGTACCGTTTTTGGAGGCTAATAATACACGAAGAGGGTTCATTACTCCAAATGGGACTTATCCTTTAAGAATCAAACCGGGAAATACAATAGTGGAAGGGCATTATCCAATTCATATACCATCTGACGCAACGTCTGTTACTATTTCTGTGTCGCCTAATACAATGCAAGTTGCTTGTAACGGTTGGGAAATGGATTTTTCAGAAAAACGTTATAGATATATTAGTGATAGTGATTCTGGTTTTTCAACCGGAGGAGTATCGAAAGCTATACCTTTATCAAATAAATATTCTGGCGTACGAGCGTTGGGCATTATTCTTAAATTTAATAGTTCCGGCTCTACATTCACAACGGAGCCGACTCAATGCACTGTTACATTTTCATGAATATTATTTATGGATGGTGATATAAAATGGCAATATATAGTCTTAGTAAGGGCAGACTTTACGATGAATCAGAAAGTGATAGTTTTTTTAAAAATGTGCTAATTACTCGTGGGCGAGTACATAATGCAAATTATTATATTTTACATATAAATAAACAACGAAATGATGGTAAATTTCAATATCCATTCGTATATTGTCCTAATGGAAGCAGTGCAAGAAATCAGTCAGCCTTGTCAATGAACATACAAAAAGGATATTATATTGCAATAAATGCCGGTATATTTGACGTTGATGGTCAATATGACAAAACTGATGGGCAAAGAAGAAACGCTCCTCTTGGAATAACCATACAAAATTCTACAGTTATTACAGGAAGTGACGGATACTATCATGATGCACTAACCATAAATCAAAACGGAGATCTGAGTCACACACCTCGTGGTATAGACACAGATGCACAAAGTTTAATAACGAATGGCATTGTATCGGCTGTGACTGGGTTTGGAGCATTTATTGAAAATTATGAGGTCAATGATTCAGCACAAGGAATTATTGGTAGTTATGATGCGCAAAGACAGATAATAGGACAATATGGAAATGGAGATTACGCCATTATAACCATAGAAGGCCGTTCGTTTGATAATTCAACGGGTTTATCAGTTGCCAACATAACTGACTTTTGTGTGAATTTGGGATTAAAGTTCGCGTATTTACTTGACGGTGGCGGAAGTACCGAAACGGTTATAGGCAGAAAACAATTAAATACCATATACGAAGGTACGCAAGGTAGGTTAGTGCCTACATTTATAGTATTTAATGGCATGAATGTTTTTACCGCATAATTGAGGATATTGAATTAACTTAAAGCAGGCTTTTAAACACATAAAAAATACTGTTTTGGCAAAGGATAATAACAATGCTGTTTAATGATATTAACATTGGTGACGTATTTGTAAAAATACATGGATCAAAAGCGCACTACCTTTGCGTTGGTAAAAGTATAAATATAGAAGAAGGTCAAGTGATAAATATTGTACATTTATTAAATATCAAGTATCCGCAGTTACCGAAAGCTATACGTTTTGAAGATTTTAAAGAATTTACTAAAGCTGGTCATGAGGATTTAAGCGGAATCAAACAGATTTTAGATGTAATTAAAGAGAAGTATGTTTAATAACTAACTTAAAGCAGGCAGTATGGAGATTATTACATGATAATTCTTATAGCGGTATTAACATTACTCGGCATAATAAGTTCGATTTATGAAATCCGAAACGAAACCGAGGATGATAAAAAGAAAAAGAAATGGCTGTTTGAACACGGTCTTTACTAACTTAAAGCAGACGGTATAAAGGATAATACAAATGGTATATTTAATAGGTGGTTTAGTTATAGGTTTTGCAGGCGGGATGATGTTTGCAACTATGATATTCGATAAGGAGAGATGAATATGACATTTGGAGAAGCACTTGAAAAAGTAAAAGAAGGTAAACGTATTTCAAGAAAAGGATGGAATGGTAAAGAACAATATGTAGAACTTGCTACCCATGTTTCGTATCAAAACTCTAAAGGTGAAATTATAAATCCACAACACGATGCATTTGCAGGAAGTATTGCCCTTGCTTTTGTAGGTACTTCTGGAATACAGATTGGATGGCTTGCTTCACAAGCAGATATGTTAGCTAACGACTGGGAGGTTAAATAATGAACTATACACTGGTTATATCGGTATGTTCTTTACTCTTAGCCGGGTATACTTTTCTCAGTAAGAATAATAAGGAAAATACAACAGAACTAACAACCGTCATTGTGAAGTTGGAAAATATAGGTAATGGAATAAGGGACATTAAGACTGAATTAGCTACATTAAAGAATGATCAGAAAGAAGATCATGATAAGATTATAAAGTTGGAAGCTTCTATAGCAACTGCCTGGAAACGCATTGATGAGATAAAGAAGGAAGATGCAAATTTATGATTTTACAGTTCCAGAATTAAATAAGTTTAGGGAATTATGTAACTTTGATGAACAGGAATTAACTTATTTTAATTTCCGCGCCCGTCATAAATCAAATACATTTATCTCTATGGAGATGCATGTATCAGAAGCACAAGTATCAAAGTTGGCAAAACGTGTAAAGAGTAAGATTTTAAGAGTAACTCCTTATTTATAAAAAACGTATAATTTTTGTAAGAGTACCGTATAAGTGCGGTACTCTTTTTTTGTCTATAATTACAATCAAATAAAGGAGGTGTAAGCGATGCAAGATATTGGTGAGGCATTAAATACGATAATGCAGGAAAAACAATGTTCGCCCGTTTATGCCTTCTTTTTATTATCTGAAAGTCAGAGAGAAGGTGGTAAAGATGGGCTACGTGAATTACAATCCAAATCCGACAAGAAAATTAGTAGGAGATTGCGTTATAAGGGCGATTTCTAAAACAATGGACAGAGATTGGGAAGATGTATATTTGGATGTAATGATACAAGGTTTTACTATGCATGATATGCCATCTTCCAATGACGTATGGGGAACTTATTTAGCAGATCATGGTTTTAGAAGATATGTTATTCCTGATACTTGTCCCTATTGTTATACAGTAAATCAGTTTGTAATGGATAATCCAGATTTAACTGGAATACTCGCTACTGGTACTCATGTAATAGCAGTAAGCGATGGAAATTATTATGATACATGGGATAGTGGAAATGAAGTTCCCATTTATTATTGGAGGAAAGAATGATGGCATATAACAACGGTTTTCCAGTAGGTTATCAACCTATGTATCCTCAGTATAATTTTGTTCCTCAACAGCAACAGTATACTCCCTCAACTATACCTCAACAGAATTATACTCCATCAACTGTATCTCAACAGCAACCCGTTAATGATACTGGTATTTTATGGGTACAAGGTGAAGCAGGAGCAAAGTCGTGGGCAGTAGCACCGGGAAAAAGTGTAATGCTTATGGACAGTGAATCAAATACTTTTTATATTAAATCATCCGATCAAAGTGGTATGCCAATGCCATTAAGAATATTTGATTATCAAGAGAGAACATCCCAAACTAATCAATCCCAATTAGCACAACACCAAGAATTTGATACATCACAATTTGTTACTTGGGATAAATTAGATGAACGTATAACACAAAAATTGGATGAATTTACAAGACCATCGGGAGGTAATAATAATGGGTAATTCTTTATATAGTTCAATAGGAAATAGTTCTCAGAATATGCCGTTTAATATGCAGGAAATAACAAATAGATTAAATCAGTTTAGACAATCTTTTTCTGGTGACCCTAAAGCACAGGTTCAACAGCTTCTTAATTCTGGAAGAATGACGCAGAGTCAATATAATCAATTATCCCAAATGGCAACACAGATTCAAAAAATGCTTACCAAACAGTGATACAAATACCATGGCCAAGGTTAATGTATAAATTTATTAAGGAGGTTAAAGACGATGGCTTTAACAGAAGGTGGAAATGGAGGTAATGAAATGGTTATGCCTGTAGCACCTATGTATGGTGGCGGTGGTTCCGGCTTTGGTGGCTGGGGCGGCGATAACGGTTGGTGGATTATTCTTCTGTTCCTGTTTGCTCTTGGCGGTTGGGGCAACGGCTTCGGTGGAGGCTATGGTGGAGGCGGTGCAATGCCTTACATCATGAGCAATACTACCAATGCAGATGTTCAGCGTGGTTTTGACCAGCAGGCAGTAATGAGTGGGATTTCCGGCATACAGTCTGGTATTTCTGGATTATCTACTCAACTGTGTGGATGCTGTGCAGATGTGCAACAGTCCTTATGCAATGGTTTCGCAGGAGTTAATGCAACAGTTAATAGTGGATTCGCTAATGCTGAAACAGCGGCAAATGCCCGTCAGATGGCGAACATGAATCAGGCATTCAATGCCCAGACAGCTATGATGCAAGGATTCAACAACATCGGTTCTCAGTTTGCCGATTGTTGCTGTGAGAACAGACTTGGACTTGCCGATCTGAAATACACGGTGGCGACAGAGAATTGTGCTGATAGAACTGCGGCGGCTCAGAATACAAGGGACATTATTGATTCTCAGACTCGTGGCACTCAGGCTATTCTTGATAAACTTTGCCAGCTTGAACTTGACGGAGTTAAGGCTCAGGTTGAAGCTAAGAATGATAGAATTTCTGAACTTCAGACCCAGCTTAACATGGCTAATCTTGCGGCTTCTCAGACCGCTCAGAATGCCCTTATTCAGAATGGTTTTGCTAACGAGGTTGATGCTCTGTATAACAGACTTAACTCCTGTCCTGTCCCGACTACTCCGGTTTATGGTCGTACTCCTATTTTTACTTGTTCGCAGAATCCGTACGATGGGTGCAGATGCGGCGGTAACGGATTCGCAAATTGATGAGGTGATACTATGGCAAAGTATATTACATCAACGGATCAAAACGTTGCTCTGAACGGTACCTTTCCGTTTAACATTGTATCTATCCCGTGTAATAAAGGATGTGTAATCCCTATCACAACTGGGGTTCTTACTTTACAAGGTAGCAGAACTAATAGATTTGCGAGATATGAGGTTGAACTTCAGGCAAATATTGCGATTCCAGAAGGTGGAACTGTTACGCCAATAGCAGTCGCAATCACACTTAATGGTGTAGCTATTCCTGATAGTGTAGCAATTATTACTCCCGCGGCGGCAGAAGATGTGTGGCATATTAGCACATCCGCGACAATCACAGTACCGTGTGATTGTTGTGTATCAGTTTCGGCCGCTTACGTGGATGCCACAGAAGATGATGCAACAGTGACTCCTACTCCGTCAATTTTTGTACGGAGAAACGCCTCGCTGACCGTATCCAGAACAGCATAAGAAAGGAGGTATGTCAAATGGATAAGAATTATGAAGCTATAAAAGAAATTCTGGAAGATCAGATTAAAAAGATCGTCAAAAAAGGAGACATATCTCCTCAGGAACTTGATAATCTCTATAAAGCCTCTGCTATTTGTTTAGACTTTGAAACAAAAGATGCCATGAAGAAAGCTGAGGAACAGCAAAAACAAGGCGGTCAGTCTATGAACAGCTATAATATGGGTAACCGTAGAGGTTCTTATAATATGGGCGGTTCTAATGAAGGTGGAAATTCTACTCATTATCCGTGGTTTATGTACGCAGGTGATGGAACATATGATTTCGGAAATAGTGGTAACTCTTATGGACCTATCTGGAATCAGGATATGGAAAATAAGTCTCTGCATGAATTACACTCTCAGGACGGCAATAGCAATAGAAGAGGCGTAAAAGGAACCGGACGTGGCAATTCTTATGATCGTTCCTATGAAGGTGCGTATGACGGTGCTTATGATGGAGCATACGACGGTAGTTATGATGGAAGTTATAACGGTAGCTATGACGGGTCTATGGATGCTTCTGGTGATAATTCCTATCGCCGGGGCAGAGATCAAAGAACTGGCAGATATGTAAGTCGTGATAATAGAGGATATAGTCGTGCGATGGATAAACAGCGCATGATCGGTAAACTCGAAGATATGATGGACGATGCTCCGTCAGAAAAAGAACGGCGTACATTACAGCAATGCGTTGACAAACTGGAAAGACAGTAATCAATTACAGAAGAGGGAGAGATAATTCTCCCTCTTTTTTTATTAGGAGAATCAGAATGAATTTAGCAGTTATAAATAATATGATAACAGAATTGGAAAAGAATGATGATACATCATTATCTAATATAAGGAACTTATCAGCTTTATACATTGTTAGAGATCATTTATCTATAGAGGAATCAAACGATAAAACAGTATCAGAATTAAATGATATATTGCCGTCATATATACAATATAAAGCAATAAAGCGCAAATATCAGTTAGGGGAGGCATCAAAAGAACGTGTTCTTTCTTATTTAAAGAGCGTGTGCAAAGAGATCAAAGAATTTATGCAAACACTATATAGTGGAACAGATATGCAGGAAGAACGTGATATATTAAAACAACTTGTAAAAGATATGCAGTGACGCATATCTTTTTTTATTGACTTTCTTTTAAATATGTAGTACAATATTTCTGTAAGCAAGTAAACGCATTCATAAAGGAGGAATTATGAAAAGTATTACTCTTTTGTTACAGGACGCACTTGATGTTATGGAAGACCTCGATATTGAAGTTGAGCCTATTTCTAAGATTACGTGGAACTACAGATTGAAATCTGTATGGGGTAAATGTATCAGACAGAATAATATGTACAGGATCGAATTGAATCCGATTTTAGATGATGACGATGTATCTTGGGAAGATGCATTGAATACCGTTATTCATGAGGTACTGCATTGTCATCCAGATAGATTCTGTCATACAGGCGAATGGAAAAGATGCGCTGATTTAGTTAATAGAGAATATCCTATTTATCATATTGAAAGAACTACTTCCGCTGAAGAGAAAGGTGTTGAAAACAAAATTCAGAGGAGTTATAAATACGAAACCGTTTGTTTAGATTGTGGTCATACAGAAAGATGGCAGAGAGAATCACGGGTGATAAAAGCTTTAAAAAGAAATTCTCATTCCTGCCGTTGCTCATGCGGTTCTACTAATATACAGTTGATTGTTTTAAAATAATCGTTGACAGCTATATAAATGTGTAGTATAATATTTACAGTTACAAGATAACACGATTCAAGAGAGGAGAAAAATTATGGTAAAAGAATTTGAAAAAGTGATGGCAATGGTTAGTTTAACGGAAAGTTTTGATGATGCATATGATGCATTGGCAGCAATTGGGATGAGTATTGACTCCATTGCTTTAAAGCATAACATTCCGATTAACAAGTTACTGGCTCAGTTGATAACTGTCGTTAAAGAAGTGAATGAACAGGACGGACCGCTTACTGAATTGTCTGGAACAAAGTGTACTGTTAAGATTGTTAGAAAGGAGCAGAAAAATGATTGACGTTAGATTGGCAGAAGCTACTAAGGTCAACGGGGATTGGTCACTTTATGTGACCTTTCCCTACGATCAGAAAATCGTTGATGTAATTAGGGGATTTTCAAGTCGTTCTTGGGATAAAGATAAGAAAGAATGGGAACTTCCCATTAAATGTTTTAAGTCTTTTATTGATTCCCTTCCGGATTTTGATTTTGATATTCATGGGAAATGGGAAGCATTAGCAGAGAAAAAAGAAGTTGCTATTCCTGCCGGATTTCAGTTTAAGACTAATCCTTTTCAGCATCAGATTGAAGGATTTCAGTACGGACTTAATAACGATAGATGGTTATTAGGGGATGAACAGGGGTTAGGAAAGACAAAGCAAGTTATTGACATTGCAGTGGCAAAGAAACTTGTTAAAGGTTATAAACATTGTCTCATTGTTTGTGGTGTGAATGGACTTAAATGGAATTGGGTAAATGAAGTTCGTACCCATTCAAATGAAGATGCTTGGATTCTTGGACAGAGATATAAAGCCGGTCATAGAGTTATTGGGAGTCTTATCGATAGAATTGAAGATGTAAAACGCATTAAGGAAATTGAAAGTTATTTTCTTATTACCAATGTAGAAACATTGAGAAATGAGGAGATTACAAAAGAAATTCAGAAACTCTGTAAAGATGGAACTATTGGTCTTGTTGCTATTGACGAGATTCATAAATGCAAGAATCCTACATCACAGCAAGGAAAAGCAATTCTGAAAATTCAGCCTGAATGTAGAATTGCTATGACGGGTACTCCGCTCATGAATAATCCTTTTGATTTGTATATCATTCTCAAATGGTTGGGATATGAGAAACATCCTTTCTATGCTTTCAAAAAGCATTACGGATTGTTCGGTGGATACGGTGGATATGAAGTCGTTGGTTATCGTTATCTTGACGAACTTCAGGCACAGTTAGAAGAAATCATGCTTAGGAGATTAAAGAAAGATGTTCTTGATCTGCCTGAAAAGACTCGTATTACAGAATATGTGGAAATGACTCCAAAGCAGAGACAGATTTATAATGAGGTAACTGCTGATATTAAGATGAACATTGACCAGATTAAAATGCAGAATAATCCTCTTGCGGAACTTATCAGAATGAGACAGGCAACCGGATATACAGGTATTCTTTCTTCTACAGTTAAAGAGAGTGCTAAACTTGACAGAATGGAAGAACTTGTGGAAGAAGCTGTAGAAAACGGTAAAAAAGTTGTTATCTTTTCTAACTGGACACAGATGACCGATGTAATTTGTAACAGACTTATAAAATATTCCCCGGCTGTTATTACGGGCGATATTAGCGATAATATGCGCCAAACAATGGTAAATGAGTTTCAGAATAACGATAGCTGTAAAGTTATTATCGGTACTATCGGTGCTATGGGTACAGGACTTACTCTTACAGCCGGTACAGTTGAAATCTTTATGGATGAACCGTGGAATCGTGCTAATAAAGAACAGGCAGAAGATAGATGTCATCGTGTAGGTACTACTGAAAATGTAACTATTTACACACTTGTCTGTAAAGATACCATCGATGAAAGAATCAATGAACTTGTTGAAAAGAAAGGTGCTATGGCAGATGCATTAGTTGACGGACAAGTTAAAATAGATAAAGGACAGTTACTTGATTTTCTCATTAACTAAATATTGAAAAATAGGTTGACAAGCTAAGTTATTAGCTTGTCAACTTGTTGACAAATTTACTATTATGTTATATAATATTGTAAATGAAAACTATGAGCAGATGATAGAAAAGGATGTGATGATTATGTGAATGGAGGTAATTTTATATGGCAGAAATAGTAAATGATGTGCTAACAAATAATACAGAACGACTACTAAAAATTGAAGAAGTAGCAGTTATAATAGGTAGTTCTTCTAAATCAATAAATAATTGGTATTGGTTTAAAAGAGAAAATCCTGACAATGAATATTCTCAAATGTTGCCCGACTATATTCAAGACGGAGAACGACAGACAAGATATTGGAAAGAATCCGATATTTGGAAACTGATTGAATTTAAACAAACAATTCCTCGTGGTAGAAGTGGAATATTAGGTAGCGTTACTCAAAAGTATTATCATAAACGGAGGGAAAAGAATGAATCTAACTGATTTGGAAAAACTAATTCCGCAATATGCGGCTAATAAAAATGAACTTGACAGCTATAAAAAGATTTGCGAAAAGGAAAATGCCAAGATTAAAGAGATCATGAAAAGCTTTGCGCTGGAGCATTTTGAATCCGGCGGATATAAAGTGACTTATTCTATATCTCCGAGAGAATCTATAGATGAAGAAATGCTTTTGGAAATTATACGAAGAAATCATATCAAAGGAATTATAAAGACAAAGGAATATATTGATTTTGACGCATTAGAAAAAGCTATGTATGACGGTAATATTTCAATGGATGTACTGTTAGAAATGGATAAAGCAAAAGAAACAAAGAATGTGGAAACATTAAGAATAAGTAAAATTAAAGTAGCTAAGGAGGAAAAATAATGTATATCAATCCGGTTCTTGTAGGTGTTGTTGCTACACTGTTAGTGGAAATTTGTGTTGCTGTAGTTTATACATATTTTAATGATAGGAGATAATTATGCAGATTACATCTATTCGTGCCACAAGTCGTGCGTCTATTAAAGTACATGATTCATTTTATACCATCGAGTATTGTGAGGAAAGAAGTATTGCTCCTGAAGATAGCATTGAAGAGGAAAGAACAAAACTTTGGGATACATGTAACAATGAAGTAGATGGTCAGATTGAAGATATTTTAAAATCTTTCGGAAAGAAATAAAATCTTAAAATATTTGTTGACAAATAGACTATTATGTTATATAATAATGAAGTCGTAAGAAAGCGACAACAAATAGGTTAGCTTGCACCTCCGCCACGGTGCTTGCAATAGTACCTCATATCGGAGTACAGGCTAACAAGAAGTCTATACATTTACAGAGTGGCGGCTGTATTTGTATAGACTTATTTGTTTTTATAGGAGAATTTTATGAATGGTATATCAAAGCTTCTTAGTACAGATGGATTCATACAGGTGAATAAAACATTGATTAAACAAATAGGATTACATGAAGCTATTATTATTGGTGAGTTATGTTCAGAATATAATTATTGGGAAGAACATAATAAATTAGAAGATGGTAAATTTTATTCTACCCGTGAAAATATAGAAAATAACACTGGACTAAATGATCATTATCAAAGAAAAGCATTTGCCGTACTTAAAGATTTGGGAATCATTGAAATAACTAAAAAGGGATTACCAGCAGTAAATTACTATAAAATAAATTTTGACAAGTTATTAACCACATTAAATTCAAGTAGTTCACGAGATGAAGAACAAGACATTCAGGAAATGAACTTAAATAATAATAAACAAACAAAAATAGAAAAACAAGAAAAAGTAGTATCTAAAGATACTACTACAGAATTTCAATTTGGCAGTAAACAGAAACAGAAAAAAGAATCTTTATATACCAAATGTCTTAATTTAATTGACAGCTATGATTTTAGTACATGGGGCAATATTAGAAAGTTACTAATTGATTATCTTAATTATAGATTATCTGTCAAAGAGAAACCGTTATATAGTAATATGTGGAAAGGTATGCTTTCTAAATTAGCAAATTTATGTGATAATGATATAGACATGTATGAGTCGGTTATTATGCAGAGTATAGAAAGAGGTTATCTTTCATTTTATCCCGTTTCAAATTCTTCTTATAGTAAAGATTATGATGTAACAAGAGGAAAAGCTTGGGAAGAACATGTAAGTTGTAGACAAGCTACTCCTGAGGAATTAGTTGAACTTGAAAGATTGGATAAAGAGCGTGAAGCTATGGGATTGAGGACAAGATTTTGAAAAATGAAAATTGTTGGTATAAAAGTGTATGTACATATGATTATTGTACAAACTGTATACGATATGCCGAAATGAAATATTTAATGGATTCAAGTGGTATTCCGAAAAACAGACAGAAGCCCAAAGAACTAATTGCCGGTTCTGATTATGATGCATTTTATAAATTAAATGATGTTAAGGAAAAAATAGATGAATATGTCAATATAGGCGGATTTAATTTATATATATGCAGTGAAAATACCGGTAACGGTAAAACAAGTTGGGCTATAAAGATTCTGTTGAAATACTTTGATAAGATTTGGGCAGGTAATGGATTTAGAGTTAGAGGAATGTTCGTTCATGTTCCCACATTACTTGCAAAATTAAAAGATTTTGATCATCCAGATCCTTCACTCAAGACATATCGTGAAAATTTAAACAATGCAGATTTAGTTGTATGGGATGATATAGCAGGAGCAAAATTATCTGATTATGATATTTCGCAGTTGCTTATGATTATAGATAGTCGTATTATAGATGATAAGACAAATATATATACAAGCAATGTAATAACACAAACTGACTTATCTAAAGCTGTCGGACCAAGATTAGCAAGCCGTATTTTTAATTGTAGTGCCATAATCGAATTGAAAGGAACTGATAGGCGTCATGGTAGCTTTACAGATATTAAATAAAATCTTATCCACAAAAGATTATTCTTTGATAGAGAATAATTTATTAACAGTGGATTATTTTGTCGGGTACGAACAGGAATTTGATTTTATTCAAAATCATGTTAAGCAGTATGGTTCAGTTCCTGATAAAGAAACATTTCTTTCTAAGTTTGACCAATTTGTATTAGTAGATACGACAGAATCGGATAGGTATCTAATCGATAAAATTAGGGAAGAATATCTATATTACAAGTCTGTTCCTGTTATACAGAAGGCCGCAGAATTGTTGAAAACAGATTCTAATGAAGCGGCTGAATATATGATTCATGCGTTGAAAGATTTACAACCTAATTATGCTTTAGGCGGTGTAAATATCATAGCAGATGCGGATGAAAGATATAAGCAATTTCTGGAACGTAAAGATCACCAAGATTCATGGTTTTTTACCTGTGGCTTTGAGGAGTTAGATGATTTAATTCATGGCATACAGAGAGAGGAAGAATTATTCGTTATATTCGCCCGAACTAATCAGGGTAAATCATGGGTACTTGAAAAGATGTGTACTCATGTTTGGCAGTTAGGATATAATGTAGGATATATTAGTCCTGAAATGGGAGCGAATAGTGTAGGCTATAGATTCGATACTCTATATAAAAATTTCAGCAATACTGGACTTATGTGGGGTAAAGATGATATAGATGAAAAAGAGTATGCGGATTATCTAAAAAGTCTAAAAGATACTAAAAATTCCTTTATTGTAGCTACTCCTAATGACTTTGATAGAAAAATAACAATATCAAAACTAAAGAATTGGATAACTCAATATAAACTTGATTTGGTAGCTGTTGACGGAATAACCTATATGACAGATGAAAGATATAAAAGAGGTGATAATAAAACTATTACATTGACAAATATTAGTGAGGATCTAATGTCATTGTCTATGGAAATGAGAGTGCCAATTCTTATAGTAGTACAAGCTAACAGAGGAGGTGTTGTGCAAGACGATAGTGAAGGTACACCGGAACTTGAAACGATAAGAGATAGTGATGGTATATCTCACAATGCAAGCAAGGTTATTTCTATACGACAGACAAAAGATGGCATATTAAAAATGGAAGTAAAGAAACAAAGATTCGGATCAGTAGGTGGTAAATTAAATTATTCCTGGGATATAAATACAGGATCGTTTGTATTCGTACCTTCAGATGATGATGCAGAACCGCAGGAAAGAACCGAGAGAAAAGTTAGGGAAGTAAAGAAGAAATTTAGCGGAGATAAATCAGATGTTTTCTAATGAGATTTGTATGTGGCTTTGTGCAGTTGATGCTAATAGTAAATTGATTTATGAATGTTCAGATTGTGGAAATATAGTGAGCGATCCTTATAATGAAAATGGTAAAATTAAAATATGTGAAAAGTGTGGTTTTCCAAAAGTGGGAATATCATATGGTGCTTATTCGGGCGATAATGGAAAAATACACATCGGTCCGTATAAAAATGAATAGGAGGATGTATTTTGATACTAACAATAGATGATTTAAAACAGATACAGGAAGAAATGGAAGAAGCTGAAATGATGAGGAACTTGCTATGGTCTTATAATTGGGAACATGAAGATGCAGGAGATAGAGATTGAAAATTTATATATGGCATAATACAAGAGGAAGTGCAGATCAATATTTTGTTTGTGTTGATGATAGGGTGTTATTTCAAATTCCAAACTTTATAGGCAGATCAATATTAAGGAGAAAGAATGACTGTTAAAGAACTTATTACTGTATTACTTGATATGGACATGAATAAAGAAATTTACATTGAATATCCGACAGATAAAGGATTGATTGTTGGCAACTATTCAAGATTTAATGAATCTGAAAATTTCAATGTTAATGAATATGAACATGGAGTTATCATAGGGGTAACAAATGATGTTTAATAAATTAAAACGTAAATATAATAAATGGTTAGCATATAAGCATCCATTTCATAGACGTATTTTTGAGATAATACCATTATATAATTCTTCATTGTTCTGGTTTTACATGAGTTGGAAAGATAAAAAGTGGAAGTGGGAGAATGATAATTAACGAGGTTCAATTTAATGTTGAGTTAAATGATATTTTAATTGAACTAAAACATGAGTTAAACGCAAATGGAATTGAGTTACTTTCTAAGATGAAAGAAGGTCCTACTCATATACAGATTCAATGTCCTTATCATTCTAATGGTCACGAAAGAAAACCTTCTGCCGGAATAAGAAAAGAAGATGGGTTATTCCATTGTTTTGCCTGCGGAGAAGTTCATAATTTACAGGAAGTAATATCATATTGTTTTGGATATACAGATGATATTGTAGGATCATTTGGATGGCAGTGGTTATTAAAGAACTTTGTAACGATACAAGTGGAGGAGAGAAAAGATGTTTATTTGGACTTTGCGAGACATAATTGGTATAATAATGCTAGGAGCACTTGTGGTTTGTATACTGATATTAGGAATTGCAATAGTAGTGGAGAAGATAAAAGATATATTTCAGAAGAAGAATTAAATAAATATAGATATATACATCCATATATGTACAAGAGAGGATTGACAGATGATGTTATTGAGTTATTTGATATTGGCTTTGATCGTGATAATCAGTGCCTCACTTTTCCTGTCCGTGATATTAGCGGGAATTGTTTATTTGTTGCTCGGCGCTCTGTCAAGACTAAATTTTTTAATTACCCGGAAGGAGTAGAAAAACCACTATATGGATTGTATGAGTTATATACATACGGAATGGCTTATGCAGTAAATGGACGAGGTTCTACTAAACGAGGCCCTTTATTTACAGAGGTTATTGTATGTGAATCTATGTTAGACGCATTATCATTCTGGACAATAGGTAGATATGCGGTAGCGTTGAACGGACTTGGAAATGAATTGCAATTTAAGCAGTTAAGAGAATTACCTTGTAGAAAGATAATACTTGCAACAGATATGGATGAAAGAGGATTAGCGGCGAGAAAAAGAATAAAAGCGAATTTACATAATACAAAGATTATAACAGAATATATATTTCCAAAAGGAAGAAAAGATGCAAATGAATGTACAAAAGAAGAACTGATGAATTTAGAGGAGGTGTTAGTTTATTGATATTCCTAGATGTTAATATGCCAGAAAATACGTTTGAGTGCCAATTTTTAGAGGAAGATTGCGAAACCAATGAGTTGTATTGTTATTTCAAGTCAGCTAGTGGTGAATCTGGACACTGTGTCGGCTTATGTGCGAAAGGATGTCCTATAATACCTTCTGTGAAAGGAGAGATTTTCTAAATTCAGATTTTCATGATACTGATGAAGTGGATAGAGGTTATGTTGATGCAGTTAAAATATCATTAAAAAATGGTAGGACCTACAATGTAAAAGAATCGTATACGGAAATTATGCGTATGATAACGAGAGGAGAATATTAAAAAAATGTCATTAGATGATTATTTTGATTTACTGGAAGAACAGCATAATCATGATGTAATTTTATCGCCATCAAGAATTGAAGTTATTATTGAGGATAGTAAGTAATGAAAAAAGATTGTTATTTTTATGACGAATTATCAGGAATATCAACGTGTAAGTATTATTGTGGACTCGGATATTGTCCGTGTATTGATTGTAAAAAATATGTCAGTGAATCGGATGTATATGAATTGATTAAAACTATTGTTGAAACGGCAGAACGATGTGAGGAAGAATCAGATGAAAGTGAGTGATTTTTATGACTGGTCTCCATGTTTAGTCATTGCAAGCAGATCAATAAAAAATAGATTGCATATGATTAAAGTGTATGCGGATTTTGAAAAAGATAGTTTAAAATACAAGGTCGTTTCTTATAATATAGCAGATAGTAAACACATATTATATGCAGAGGTATTTTATACGCTTGATCAGGCATTGAAATGCTATGAAAAATTATAAAAAATAAGTTGACATATATAGTATTATGTACTATAATAAAAGAGTCGAGATAACGACAGTATAAAAAGAAAGGAGATATATGCAGAAAAGACGAATAACTTTGCCAGAGGCAAAAAAAATGGTAGCCGACAACAAAGAGAATACCAGATTCTTTGATGGATCATTTAAGGTTGACAAGTTGTATAATATTTTCATCAAAGATTTTACCGATGAGGAATGTAAAGTAATAATTGCTTCCCTTCGATTAGCTGGTGCAAAATTTAACTACAGTTGAAAAGGAGAAAAATATGGCACGATTTAACACTGAAACCGCTGATAAGTATGGTGGACAGGGAGGAACAGGATATTTCTCACTGAAGAACGATAAAGATACAGCACAGGTCAGATTTATGTATAACTCCATTGATGATGTAGAAGGTTATGCAGTTCACACTGTCGATATTGATGACAAGAAACGGTATGTGAACTGTCTTAGGGAATATAATCAGCCAGTAGACGTTTGTCCTTTCTGTAGAGAAAAGAAACAGACTGCCGCAAAGCTGTTCATTCCTATTTATAATATTGATGAGCAGAGAGTGCAGTTTTGGGAGAGGGGGAAGAAATTTGTTTCTAAAATTTCTTCTATTTGTTCTCGTTATCCAAATGTTGTTTCTCATGTATTTGAGATTGAGCGAAACGGTAAAAAGGGAGAACAGACTACTACTTATGAGATTTATGAAATAAAACAGGATGATACAAAGCTTGAGGATCTTCCTGAAGTAAGTGATCCGCTCGGTTCAGTTATTTTAGATAAGTCGGCAGACGATATGGAATTTTTCCTCGATAACGGATATTTTCCACCAGATGATGAAGATATGCCTGTTAGACGCAGATCAAGTCGTAATGAGACTGAGGATGATAGAGAAGAGGAACATGTGTCAAGAAGAACACCAGCAGGTACGAGAAGAGATAGATTTTAATAACGGAGAAAAGTGATGGCGCTATTTAATGTTCCAAAACGTCCGGGAAGAGAACAAGATACAGCTATTGCAACAAAATCAAAGTCCAAAGTAAAAGCACCCACTACTGTAAAAGGTAGTGGTCTGCTTGGACAGATAAATCAGATTAAAGCAATGGTTGAAAAATATCTTGGCAAATATAAAGATGATTATATAGTTATACAAGATGTTGTATCATTAGATGAATATTTTGCCAAATGTATACAGAATCGAGTTATATCCGTAGATACAGAAACGACTGGTCTTGATCCTATATTAGATAAGATTGTTGGTTTATGTATTTATACTCCAGGTCAGCCAGCCGCATACGTTCCAATAAATCATGTGTCGTATGTGACTGGTGTGAGAGTTGATAATCAGTTGACAGAGCAGGAAGTTGCGACTAGTTTAAAAATTCTATTAGATTTTCATCCAGATATTATTATGTTTAACGCCAAATTTGATATGAGAGTTATTCGTAATCAATTAGGTGTTAAAGATATATATTGTACATGGGATGCTTATTTAGCTGGTAGACTCCTTAATGAAAATGAAGAATCAAAAGGACTTAAAGCATTACATCAGAAATATGTACTTGATGGAAAAGAAGATGAATTTAAGTTTGATGCTTTATTTAAGGGCATAACAGCAGATAAAATTCCCATCAATACATTCTATCTTTATGCGGCTCATGATGCTATTATCACATATGAACTGTATCAATATCAGAAGCAGTATTTGTATTATGATCCTACAGTAACGCCAGAAGCAAGAAATGGAATGAACGGTGTGTCGTGGGTATTCTTCAATATAGAAATGCCTTGCATTAAAGTAGTTTGCGATATGGAAGATAACGGAGTAAAGTTTGATTTTGATTATCAGCAAAAGTTATCGGAGAAGTATAACAGACTATTAGAAGAAAAAACACAGGAGTTTTATAACGTATGTTCTGCTTATGATGAGGAGATAGAGGAGTATAAAAAGAAAAATCCGAATCATAAACTTGATACTCCTATCAATATCGGAAGTCCTACACAGATTGCAATTCTTCTTTATGATATTATGCAGATTGAACCACCTGATCCTAAGAGTCCGAGAGGAACAGGAGAAGCAATATTACAGAAGATCGATAGTCCAATAGCAAAAGCAATATTAGATTATCGTGAAATGTCCAAACTTGTTTCTACTTATATTGATAAACTTCCTAATTGTGTAAATCCGAAAGATGGAAGAATACATTGTAGTTTTAATCAGTATGGAGCAGATACGGGAAGATTCAGTAGTTCAGACCCCAATCTTCAAAATATTCCATCACATAATAAAGACATTAGAAAAATGTTTGTAGCATCTGATGGATATGTTTTAATGTCCTCTGATTACAGTCAGCAGGAACCGAAGGTCATGACACAGATGTGCGGTGATCCTAAGATGATTAAAGCATATCAAGAAGGGAAAGATTTATATGCAGAAATTGCCGCTTTGTCTTTTAACACAACCTATGAGAATTGCCTCGAATTTAGACCGGACGGTACAACTAACCCTGACGGTAAATCTCGCAGAAGTCAAGCAAAATCAATTTTGCTCGGAGTGCTTTATGGAAGAGGTGTGCCAAGCATTGCAGAACAGCTTGGAACCACTACCAAAAAAGCACAAGCAATAAAAGATTCCGTATTTAAAGGATTTCCGGCAATACCGAAGTTTGAAGAAGATAGTTTGGATATGGCTTATGAAAAAGGATATGTTACTACCCTGTGGGGTAGAAAAAGAAGATTGCCCGATTTACAGTTGCCCGAGTATGAATTTAAATGGAAAGACGGAACAAGACCTGATGCAGATTTGCTTGACTTTAGCGAGGAAGAATCTGAGAGTGAAGTTTACGTGCCAGATGAATTACAGCAGAAGTATATCAGAAGATTAAGACAAGCATATTTTGGACAGAAAAGAAAAATCTTTGAAGAAGCTAACAAAGAAGGAATTTGGGTTATTGATAATACAATGAAGATTGCAGATGCCCAAAGACAATGTGTAAATGCAAGAATCCAAGGATCAGCCGCAGATATGAGTAAGTTAGCAATGATTTTAGTCGGAAATGATGAAAGATTAAAAGAATTAGGATTTAGACTTCTTATACCTGTACACGATGAATTGATAGCAGAATGTCCAGAAGAGAATGTAAAAGAATGTTCTGAAAGATTTGCTATGCTTATGGCAAAAGCGGCAGAGAGTAGATTAACAATTCCCATTAAATGTGATGTAGAAGTCACAAGAGAATGGTATGGAGAATCTATTTATGAATAAGCGAATAGCTGTAATAAATCCAGTAGGATTTGAGCCTGGAGGAGCGACTACCTTGTGTGTACAATATGCAAAGTTGGGCATTGATTGTTGGTTGAAAGATTCGACAATAGATAGAACTTTGAATGCCAATATGTATATTTACACGAATACGGACGAACTGATAAGGGCGATAGATGAAAATGAATATGAACGACTACTGTTTTTAAATATGTGGTATGGGAAGATGCCACCAGAAACAGCATTGAATGAGGTTGTGAAAATACGAAATGCACATCCATCATTAGAGATATGTCACATAAATTGTAATAGAACACCTCATCATCTTTATAATTTACAAGAGGCATGTAAAAAATGTAATTTTATGTTTGATCATATATTTTCAATATGTAAAGATATTGATAAGTTTGATTTATGTAATTGGACATATATGAATATAAATGCTTTTGTGCCATTTGCTTATGAACCGGTATCATTAAAAGATCGTAAAAACATAATATTTACAGCAGGTAGAATAGAAGGATTTAAGGGTATAATTAAATTTTTAAGTTCGATAGACGATGATTTTATAAAATCATCCGATGATTTTACATACTTACATGAAGGTGCAAAGTATAATTGGAATAAGAATGGAACAGGTGTTAGTTGTCCACCACAATTATTGACTATATTTAATACTACAGTATCTCCTAAAGTTTTGAAATCACAATTTGCATTAAGAAGTTATAGTGAAGAACCAATTAGAAATAAATTTAATATATATCCATTTTATGATGTACGTGATATACGAGATAGATGGCGTTATTATTATGCAGGAATTTGTTGTATAGGTGGTACACGATATGGATATAATAAAGTTAGTTCATTATTTGGTAATAAGTTTGTAATGAAAGATGCCAGAGAACGGACACAATTAGAGAAACAAGTAACAAGATGGAACGATGCATTAGAATATGCTGATATAGAGAAGATAATGTTCGGCATTCCAATGTTTATTTCAAGACAATATTCAGAAATTGTTGAATTTAATGATGAAAGATTGATTTATAATTCTTTTTCGGAAATTACAGATAAAGCAAGACTTTTAAGGGATTGCTATGATGAAGTTAGGCAAAATCAATATGAATGGTTTGTTACTAAAAATAAGGAAACAAATAATAATATAATAAAAGAATTTACAAAGGAATTATAATATTATGCGAAAAGATTTTGCCCTTTTTATATGTACTCATGGTAGACCTGATAAACAATTAACATTAAAAACTTTTAAATATCATGGATATACCGGAAAATATTTTTTAATTGTTGATGATACAGATGAAACTATTCAAAAGTATATAGATAATTATGGTGCTGAAAATATAATAGTTTTTAATAAAAATTATTATATCAATTCCGATAAATTTGATAACGGTGATAACAAGTTACATGATAAGTGTATTTTATACGCAAAGAGAGCCGCGGAAGATATAGCAAAAGAATATGGATATAAATTTTTTATAATTGCAGATGATGATATAACTAATTTAAGTGTGCGTTATCCAAAAGATGGTAAGGCAAAAAGAGTTAGCATAACTAATTTAGATGACATTCTGAATACTCATATAGAATTTATAGAGGAGACAAATATAGTTTGTTTAGGATTTGGTAATGTTACGCATTATTTTTCTGGTGTTAGCGCATTTAACTGGAATAACTCAAAACATAGATTATTACCTTATCAGTTATTGTTGAGAAATGGTAAATTTAGTGTTAATTGGTTATCATGGTTTGCCGAAGATGATGTTACAGAGTATCAAAGCTGTATGCTCGGTAATTTATGGTTAGTTTCGTTATTCGTGATGTACGATATTGAACCTGTTGGCGATATAAACGTAACTGGTGGTATGGTTGATGTATATAAACAAAATGATCTATTTAGTTTGCAGTTTAATGCGGTTAAATATTGTCCTCAAAGAATAACATTACGCAATCATAGAAAAAACGGTAAGATTGTTATGGACAGACATAATGAGATTTGTTTTCCAAAAATATTAAGTTGGAGGTATCAGAAGTGAGTGCCTTATTTACTGTTGCATCAAAGTTAGTGGATGAAAATAATAAGTATACTAAAAAAGTTCAAATTCCACAATACGTTCCAGATAAAGTTTGCCCAAAACTGGATGAATTGAGTAATATTCAAAAATATGGTAAACTAATCGCACATATAAATAATTCCAATGTGTCAGATGATGAGAAAAAGTTTTTGCGATTCGCGGCAAGTAGACATATAATATTTAATTATGCAAAGATAGCGGATTATTATGCTCATGCAAGCAAAGAAATGCAGGAGTTAATGGAAGAATCCGCACTTGTTATAATTGATATTGATGATGCAATAGCAAATGGTTATGTTAAACTAAGCAAGGAAATTATGGACATAGTAGAAACTTCTGGTAGAAATACAAAAACTTGAGGACATATACATGCGAAACGATTTTGCCGTTTTTATATTAAGTCATGGTAGGGGAAATAATGTAAAAACAGTAATTACATTATTGAAGTATGGATATACTGGCAACTGGTATATTATTATTGATGATGAAGATAATCAATCGGATAAATATTATAGAAACTACGGAAAAGATCATGTAATTATGTTCAGTAAACAAGAGATGGACAATAAGTTTGACATAATGGATAATTTTACTGGACGATCAGTTCCAACATTTGCCAGAAATGCTGTATATGAAATAGCCAATCGATTGAATTTAAAATATTTTCTGGAAGCTGATGATGATTTAACATGTTTTAGGCATAGATATTTAGATAGCAAGGGAAAGTTATGTACTAAATATATAACAGATATGGATTCTGTTATAGAAAGATATTTAGAGTACATGGATAATACAAATATAACGGTTCTTGCATTCGCACAAACTGGAGATTTGATCGGTGGAAAAGAATCTAAAATGTATTCAGATGTATATAGACGAAAAGCAATGCAAGGATTTATTGTGAGAGTTTCAGATCCTATAGAATATGTAGGAAGATTTAACGATGATGTTAATGCCTACGTAGATCATGGAAAGCGTGGAAAATTATTTTTAACTTTTCGTGATATTGTTATGGACACTGCCGAAACACAAGTACAGAGTGGAGGAATTTCACAAATGTATTTAACATATGGCACTTATGTTAAATCATTTTATTCTGTTATGTTATGTCCAAGTTCTGTTTTTATTGATATGATGGGAATGAATCATAGACGCATTCATCATATGATAAATTGGGAAACTTGTGTACCAAAAATTATAAGTAGTGATTTCAGAAAGGAGAATTAACATGATTATTCCAGTAGAATTGAATATTACAGAACAGGATTTAGGTAAGTTGAAAAAGAAAATTTTGTATGATAACAAGTTCGGTGATATTAAATTTGTTTTAGATGGTGCTGTTATATGTGAATCTCCTGTTGTGCTTGAAAAGTTGTTAGTTCATTTGGAGGAAATAAAATGAAAATAGGTTATTTTCCTATGGTAGCTGATGTTCTACACGCTGGTCATATATTAGCAATAAAGGAAGCAAGATCAAAATGTGATTATTTAATAGTTGGATTATACTGTAAACCAGAACGTAAACCAAATATTGTTCAAAGTATATTTGAACGGTATGTTCAATTATCTGCGATTAGTTATGTGGATGAAGTAATACCATATGAAAATTCGGAAGATGCGTGTCGTGTAATATTATCATTAAAATTTGATGTATATTTTCTTGGAGCAGATTATAAAAATAAAAGTTTTGAAGGACAAGATTTATTAAAAAATTTGAATAAGGAAATTTGTTATATATCAAGAAATCATACTATGAGCAGTTCCGAATTAAAATCTAATATTGTAGCTACTTCCAAAGAAGCAAAATCTGGTAAGATAATTGCTGTAGACTTTGATGGATGTATATGCAGTTTAAATTGGCCAAATATAGGTGATCCAAATTGGGAAGTAATCAACGCTCTTAAAAAAGAAAAAGAATGTGGAGCAAAATTGATTTTATGGACTTGTAGATCTGGTAACTTATTGCAATCGGCTTTAGATGCGTGTAATGAATGGGGAATACAGTTTGATGCAGTTAATGAAAATTTACCGGAGCGTCTTTTAAAATATGGATATTCTGAATCCAGAAAAATAAGTGCCGATGAATACTGGGATGATTTAGCCGTTTTAAAAGGAAATAATAATTAACATAAAATGGGAGGAATTGTTATGCAAGTCATTAAAAGAGTATTTACACAGATTCATACCAGAAAACTTGATCGGTCAGTAGCACATAGAAATATGGAACGGTCACATATACGTCATGTTAATAGACATGATTATAGTACCTATAAAACTATGTCAGGAATGACAGTACAGGAATATATTCCGAGTTATTTTGCAAGACATTGGAGAGATTATGTTGATATACCTACTGTAGATTTAAGGAGGAGTAAGCATGAAGAACTTGAAATTCGGTAAGATTAAGATTTATTTTCGTGATGGAAAAGTTGATGTTATTCCAAAAAAGTTATGGGATGATTATGAATACAATGGATCTTTATTTATTGTAAAACGCTGTGGCGCATGGGTATATACTTATAATATTGGTGATATTTCTTGTATCATTGTAAATAATAAGAAAGTAAAATGATAACAAATGTTTATGTTCAGGATTTACCAGGACAGGAGTTAAAATTATGGTGTTCTTGTATTTCTTGTGGAAAATCATATGAGCAGGATCATAAAATGATACAACTAACCTTTAAAAGTGATAGCGGAACAGGAACAGTTATCAATCTTTGTGATAAGTGCCGCAAAGAATTATATGAGATTTTGTAATTTCGGAGGAATAGTATATGAAACTTACAATTAAAACTGAAAAGCTGAAAGAAATGGTATCTCGTGCAGTAAAGGGAGTAGGTAATAATAAACTTATTCCGCTTACAAGTCTTATGTGTATTGAATTAAAGGATAATAAACTTACTCTTATTACCACGGATGCTACAAATTATTTGTATATAACAGAGGACAAGGTTATCGCAGATGATTTTTATGCCGTAGTAGATGCTAACATGTTTTCTAAATTGATTTCAAAAATGACCTGTGATAATATTACATTAGAAATAAAGACAGGTATTCTCAGTGTGAAGGGAAACGGAAATTATAAGATTGAACTTCCGCTGGATGAAAACGGTGAACCTATTAAATATCCTGATCCTTATGAAAAGTTGTGTGATGTATCGTCAGATGTAGGAACAATCAATAGAACAACTATTCAGGTTATTCTTGAAACAATTAAACCAGCACTCGCAACAACACTTGAAAATCCTTGTTATACAGGATATTATGTCGGAGATAATATTGTTGCAACAGATACATATAAAATTGCAAGTATGGGAGTTAAATTGTTTGAGTCTGATCCTAAGCTTGTTAGTGCTGAATTGTTAGATTTACTGGCTGTAATGAATGCAGAAAAGATCAGAGTGGAAACATCTGATAACGATGTAATATTTATTACGCCCGATTGCATTGTATGCGGTAAGTTTATGGAAGGCATCGATGATTATGCTATTGATGCAATCACTGATTTAGTAAATACTGAAATTGATAGCTTTTGTTCCGTGCCTAAGAGCGCATTGTTACAGTTATTGGATAGACTTTCATTGTTTGTCGGTACTTATGATAAAAATGCAGTACATCTTACATTTACAAATGAAGGATTGCAAGTATCATCTAAAGCGGCGAACGGTATTGAATTGATAAAGTATGTTGTAAGCGATAACTTTAAGGACTTCACCTGTTCTATTGATATTCAGATGTTGACGCAGGAAGTAAAGGCAATTCAGAGTGATGTTATCGAAATGTATTATGGCGAAGATAATGCTATTAAGATGACAGATGGTAATATAACAATAATTGTCGCATTATTAGAGGATGATGATATGGAAGAATAAGTAATAGATAAAGCTACTGATGGTAAAGCGTTTTATTTGCTGTCAGTAGCTTTATTTTGCTTGTAATTTAGTCGTATATGTTATATAATATTTATGTAACATATAAACAAACTCAAAAAAGGAGAATAGTATATGGCAAGACAATCGTTAAAAAATGTGTGCAGGTTAATAAATGCGGCTAAAGAAGTATTATCACCAGAACAGGAGTTTTTAAATGATCTGAAGAGGTCTATTGAATTAAATGCTGATAAAGGACAAAGATTACCAAGTAAGACATATAAACCATCTGGTATGAATTGTATTCGTGCAAGTTATTATCAAGTATCTGGTATTGAACCTGATCTGTCAAGTTCAAATTATACGTTAGTTGGTATATGTAATAGTGGAACAGATATTCACGTTCGGATTCAGACTGCTGTTGAGCAAATGAAGGAGAATAACATTGATTGTGAATATATAGATGTGGCAGAATTTGTAAAACAAAGAAATTTGGATTATCTCACTATTGTTTCTAAGAATGGTATGGAAACAAAGTTGTATTACGAAAAATTAAATCTGTCGTTTATGTGTGACGGTATTATAAGATACAAAGGACATTATTATATTCTTGAATTAAAAACAGAGAATAGTTATAAATTTACGAATAGGCATGAAGTTGATCCATCACATTACAATCAGGGAACAGCTTATTCAATAGCATTCAATATTCCTGAGGTATTATTTATATATATTAGTAGAGATGTGTTAGACATGAAAGCTTTTATGTTTGTGCCTACAGATGAGATGAAACAGAATCTTATAGGCTATATAGAGGAATGCAACGGGTATGTATCAAGAATGATAGCACCTCCGAAACCAGAAAATGTAAGTAAAAAAGCGTGTTCTTATTGCGGATATAAAAATCAATGTAAGAAGGATGGCTAATATGAAAGTGCAGGTTATATTTAATGACTTGAAAACAGATGGTGCTATGCCAGCTACATGTGAATTAACTGTTGGATATGGAGAACAATCAGAATTTTTAAATTTAAGGTTCGATGATCTTGATTTAGAAGTAGCTATTCCATTGTATTATATAGGATTAGTGTTAGGAGGTGAAGAACACGGATAATGGCTGTTAATAGAGGGAAACGGTTTGAAGATGTTATACGCAAATCTTTTGAGCGTGTCGAAGGTGTTTCTATTGACCGTCTAAATGATAATACCGCTGGATTTAAGGGGATCGCGGGTATTTGTGATTTCATAGTATATAAAGAGCCGTATGAATATTATATAGAATGTAAATCCGTACATGGAAATACATTGAGTATTCATAGTAACGATCCTAAACATAAATATGGAAATATAACAAATACTCAATGGGAAGGACTTTTAGAGAAATCAAAAATAGAAGGTGTATTTGCAGGAATTATTTGTTGGTGGATAGATAAAGATGTTACCGCATTTATACCGATTTGGTATCTCGATTATTTAAAACAAAATCAAAAGGTAAAAAGTATCAATGTAAATTCAATGTTAAAAGAAAGCGAAGAATTGGAAAAATATTTTGATTTTAAAAATCCACACTTTATACAGATAAAAGGAAAAAAGAAAAGAGTTTTCTTTGATTATGACATGGAGGAATTTTTTAATGTCTTTACAGACTGTGTTAGATAATTTACCACAATTTAAAAGTGATGAGATTATAAAAGCATTTGTTAAAGGATATTCAATTATAAATAATCCAATGTATAAACGTCCTATTTGTTCAATTTCCGGCGGCTCAGATAGTGATGTAATGCTTGACATTATTCATAGAATAGACGAACAAAAGAAAGTAACTTATGTTTGGTTTGATACTGGACTTGAGTATAAGGCCACAAAAGAACATCTAAAATACCTTGAAAATAGATATGACATAAAAATCCATAGAGAGAGAGCAATTAAACCAATTCCTCTTTGTACAAGAAAGTATGGACAGCCGTTTTTGAATAAGTTTGTATCCGAGCATTTAGGAAGATTGCAGTATCATAATTTCGTTTGGGAAGATGGTACATTTGAAGAATTATGTGAAAAGTATACTAAGTGTGTAGGTTCAATTAAGTTTTGGTGTAATAAATATCCAGTTAAAGATGGATATACAAAGTCCAAGCTTAATATTAACTATAATAAATGGTTAAAAGAATTTGTTATGATGAATCCGCCTACGTTTACAATTTCCAGTAAATGTTGTTACTATGCAAAGAAAAAACCTTCTCATGATTTGATGAAAAAGTTAGGCTGTGATTTAGTTATTATAGGTGTTCGCAAAGCAGAAGGTGGTATTCGTGCTTTACAATATAAGAATTGTTATACTCAGGGAGAGAATCAATATCGACCATTATTTTGGTTTAATGATAGTGATAAACAGATATATGCAGAAGCATTTGATATAATACATTCAGAGTGTTATGAAAGATGGGGATTCAAAAGAACTGGTTGTGTAGGATGTCCGTATGGACTTAATTTGACAGAGGAATTAGCTATTGTACAGAAGTATGAGCCAAATTTATATAAAGCTGCCAATAATGTATTTAAAGAAAGTTATGAGTATACAAAACAATATAGACAGTTTGTAAGAGAAATGAAAGATAAAGAAAGAGGAAGGAGAAAGTTATTTTAAATGAACTATCTATGTCCTAAATGTGGAAGTTTTATGCAAACAATTGTGACAGCATCTATACCAGCTATGGTACGTTATGCGTGTTTTAATTGTGGTTATAAATCTAAGTCAGAAAAAGAACCATTGTATATGACTTTACCAAAAGAACTTTGGTCAGATGATGCTAAAATTGAGTAAGTGTAAAAAAATTATTGGGAGGATAAGTTAATGATTATTGTTATTATGTTTTTAGCTACAGTATTATTAGGTGTAATAACATGGGCCACCTATTGGAAGTTTGAAACTGAAATTATTTGTTGTATATCACTCCTATTGACAGTTATATCAGGTATAATAACAACCTTCATGTTGATTAGTTGTATTTTTGTCCACATTCCATTTTGCAAAAATCAGAGGTTAATTGAATATGAACAGAAATATATAACCATTACTCAGGCGATAAATACTGATGTTAGTAATATAATTATATTGGCAGATCAAATAGCCGAATATAATTCGGATATACTTAAAGGAAGAATGATGCAAGATAGTAAATATTTTAATGTGTTAAATTATGATTTTTATTATGATTTGCCCCTTATTGAATTAAATGGAGTTAATAGTGATGCCGAATAGACGTAAAGATTATAAAAATATGGATAAGTATCGAAAAACCAAAAAAGAACAAAGTACACGATATAGATTAAGAACAGGAGCATTTTTATATCCTCGTAGACCGTGGGAAGAATGGGAAGATGAACTTGTGCTGGAACATAGTTATAAGGACACTGAATTAGCAGTTAAATTGGAACGATCAGTACAAGCTATACAGAATCGTAGATGGAGACTTAATCATGAAATTTAATTTAACAGATGAAGAACTGGACAAAATTCACGATATAAAAGATGATGTAGAAGGAAAATCTACAGTTATTGATGAGATTGTCAATAGTATTATTCAACCGTATTGTAAAGACCTTGATAAGTATGTGCTTTTTATCAAAGATTGTTTAAAAGATGGTGAAAATCCACCAACTACAGATGAACTTGATGATTTTTGTCTTAATTTATCTACTTATATTTATTTTGCCGGTGGTATGTGTGAACAGCTTGGAATTAGGGATGATATAGCAAAAGCGGTGTACAAAGAAATGTATCACACAGCAAGGGCAAGTCAAGATAAGGGTACTGTAGCAGATAAAGATAGTTTGGCAGAGTTGGCAAGTCAGGAACAGTTTATAGTATCATCGTCTTATACACGCGCTTATAAGACGATGAGATCAAAGGTAGAAAATGCACAAGAACTTTTAGGAAGTGTTAAGAAAGTTTTATCTAGGCGTATGTCAGAAATGGAACTTACGAGAATGGGAGGTAGTGGTAAATGAATAAAGATTATATGGATAAAATTATTAGCATATTGGATGATGCAAGCGAACATGAGTCATTGGATGATTATTCGATTTTGCTTGATAATGTGATAACAGAAGCGGCAGGTAGAATGGACACATTAGATTGTGCCAGTTGTTGTGTGGGGGACTAAAGATGACAGGTAGTGAATATCAAAAGGCAGCTATGAGAACATGTGATGTACCAAATATAAATGTTAGACAGGTACTTGGTCTTTCAGAGAATGATTATTGTAAATTTAAGCATGGTATGTATGGACTTGTATCAGAAATTGGTGAAGCATCTGGTATTCTTCAGAAAATTTCACAGGGACATGACTGGGATGAAAATCATTTTCTGAAAGAACTTGGCGATTGCTTATGGTTTATAGCAGAATTATGTGATGCATTCGGAGTAACAATGGATATGATTATGCAGATGAATATTGATAAATTAAAAGCACGTTATCCTGACGGATTTGATTCAGAACATAGTTTGCACAGGGAAGAAGGAGATATTTAATGTCATATTTAGATCAGGCAATATCACAGGCAGCATCACAATTAGAATCTAAATTGAAAAATAATATTATTGAAAAATTAGAAGATAATGTTAATCATCCAAAACACTATGAAGGATCGTGTTCCATGGAATGCATTGATATTATGCAGATGATATTTGGTCCAGAAATTGTATGCTGGTATTGCTTAGTTAATGCGTTTAAATATATGTGGCGATGGAGAAATAAAAATGGCATAGAAGATTTAGATAAAGCTGATTGGTATTTAAACAAATATAGATCAATCGAATTTACTCCATTATCACGTATGTCAGTTATATATAAGGATTTAAGTAAGATGATGCAAAGATTTAGGGAGGAAATAAAAGATGATTAAAGTAGAAAAAATTGATGCGTGGGGATTTGAACATGCTATTAGAGGTATGAGAAATCCTATGAATAGTTGGGATAAGAGTGATAGTTTGCTTTGTGGAGATATTGCACATCCTGATTTAATTGTAGGACAAAATGATTTAAACCTTATGAGAAGATTATATAAAGCAGGTACAGAGCATAGAAAGTATCTTAGGCAGATTTTTGTATCTATGGATATAACAGCACCATTATATTGGTGGAAAGAATTTAGCACATATAAATTCGTTGATCCTGATTTACCACATATAGATACAAATTCCTGTTCTACTATGCATAAGATTACTGCCAAAGAATTTGAATTGGATGATTTTAGCCATGAACATCTATTTCATGACGGTAAACTGTCGTTAATAGATACTATAAATGTTTTAAATCGTTGGAGAAGAATTTATTTAAATGGTGACGTTTTTGCCCCACACAATTCTAATGTAGTTGAAAAAGTTGAGCCGAAAGATAAGAGAGTTTGGTGGCAGTTAATACAGTTACTTCCATCTTCTTATAATCAGAAAAGAACTGTAACATTTTCTTACGAAACCGCAATATCTATGATTAAACAACGAACGGGACATAAATTAGATGAGTGGAGAAATTTTGTTGAAATACTGAATAAATTACCATACGTGAAAGAAATTATGGAGTAAACTATGAAAAAGCCTATTGATTTTACAACCTTTAAAAAAATTAAAAGCATGTCCTTGAATGATTTTAATAGATGGCTATCAGATTTATGCAGTACCGTATACGATGACGGTTTTAATTATGCCATGAAAGATGTAAGTACAGAAATAACTGATGATAGACTATTGGAGATTTTATTATCTGTAAAGGGAATAGGTAAGAATAGAGCTAAAGAGGTAGTAAGTAAAATTTTAGAAGAAGGAACATTTATGTGAAATGTTTATATGTACAAAGTGTGGTTCCAAACAATCCAAAATTATTGAAACCAGATTATGCGGTGAGAATGTTATTAGGTTAAGAATTTGTAAAGCCTGTAATAACAGAATGTATACTGAGGAAAGTAAAATAGATTATTTTGACGGTTGGGATAAATTATCTAAATTTTACCGAAAACAAAGGAGCAATCATGGGATCAAAACTTGACGAAATTTTAAAAAATACCAACAAGAAATTTAAAGAGGAAATTCTTACTCAAGGTTTAAACGAGTTTTCTTACAAACGTATTCCATTTACATCGCCCAGAATGAATTATTGTACATTCGGTGGTATCCCAATCGGAAAGATTACAGAATTTTATGGAGAAGAGCATGGCGGTAAAACAACGACCGCTTTGGATATTGTAGCTAATTATCAGAAATCAGATGATACAAGAGATGTATTATACATAGATGCAGAAAATACACTTGACGTAGAGTGGGCGAAGAAAATAGGTGTAGATGTAGCAAAATTATATATATTACAACCTAAGTCTCAGTCGGCAGAAGAGATATTTCAAATTATTTGTGATAGTGTAGATACAGGCGAAGTTGGATTATGGGTTCTTGATAGTATAGGTGCTTTAATGTCAGCACAGGAACTTGAAAAGACTATGGAAGATAAAACGTATGGTGGTATTTCAATGCCTTTAACAAAATTTGGTAAAAGAATTGAAATGCTTATGCAGAGACATAAATGCACCGGTATAGGAATAAATCAGATCAGAGAAGATTTAAACAGCACATGGGGAGGTATTTCTACTCCCGGTGGAAAAGCATGGAAACATTTTTGTGCTGTAAGAATGCAATTTAGTAGAGGTAAGTTTATAGACGAAAAAGGAAATGAACTTACAAGATCAGCAGAGAGTCCTGTTGGTAATATTGTAATGATGAGTATGACAAAGAATAAAACATGCCCGCCGACAAGAAGAACAGGATTTTATACAATCAATTATGAAAAGGGAATTGATTATTTACGTGACTTAATAGAGGTTGCTATCAGATATGATATTGTGAGAAAATCTGGCGCATGGTTTGATATAGTAGATATAGAAACAGGCGAGATCATAGAAGGAAAAATTCACGGTCAAGCGGCAGTGAATGAATTGTTAGCAAATCATCCTGGTTATCTTCAAAGAGTAGAAGAATTGGTAGATCAAGTCATGCAAAAAAATTAAAATTTGTTGTTGACTTCTATCTGATTATGTAGTATAATAATCTTGTTGCAAGAGATAGCATAAAGCGTGAGCGATATAGCGATTCTCAAAAGAGTGGATTGCTTAAAGCGTTTTTGCCCCACTGCTCCTACGGGATGAAAAAACGTTACGGATGAGATATTCTCTTGCAACACCTATAAAAACTATAGAAAGGATGAAATCATGAAATCTTATTGGCCTATGGCAATAGCAATGGATAAAGAGAAGCCGTTTATGTTATTTACTTATGATAGTTGCCAGTCGATTGAGGATGCCAAGAAAGTTATGAAGTGTTGGCAAAATGATTATAAGTATGTCCTGTTATCTACTTGGATTCATACAGATGATTCAAGTGAGGTTATAGAACATAGATGTCATATTGATTCACTCGGAAATGTGAGGAAGATAATATGATAGCAGATATATTAAAAGACTGGACCGGAGAAATAGAAATAGCTGATAAACGCTATACAAGCGTAGGCGCATGTAGAAGCGTTTTAAACAGCGTTTCTGATGATACGCATATAATTCTTCATTCGATCAATAAAACAGTGAATACAAGCGTTTTAAACATTTCAGAAAGCGATGTAAAAGAGTATCGTGTAACTGTTAAGAAGTATATGACAGAACATGCAAGCCCGAGTTTCGATTTTATGTCAAAGTTCAATAACGATAATCCAATGCCGTTGAGAACAATGATCGGCACGATTGAAAAAGAAACTAAGGGCATGATATATATGAAGCTACACGGACATGCAGAACCTGTTGTAAAGTGCATACGATGTGGACGTACTCTTACAAATCCAATATCAATGAAATACGGTATTGGTCCTGAGTGCATTACTAAGATTCCATTTTTAGCATCATTGGATATAAATGATGTAGAAGGAATAAAAAAGAAACTCGTTGATGTAATTTGGGAAGGGTGGATAATAAAATCTGCAATCACAGAAAAGGAGGAACTATGAAAACACAAAACGAAATCTGGATTTATCTTGAAGAGCTTAGACGAAGTGGAGTTACAAATATGTACGGTGCCGCTCCGTATCTCATGAATGAATTCGGATTGAGCAAAGTAGAAGCACGAAAAGAACTCGCAAACTGGATGAAAAATTACGACAGCGATGATTATGAGGAGGAAATGTGATGATTAAATGTGATCTTGGTGTTGTAGCTGTCAAGGGTCCTAAAGCTGTGATTGTAGTAGAACTTACGACTTTATTACATACCTTGTACGAAAAGAATCTGTTGACCAAAGAAGATATTAAGTGGAGTTTTGATACGTCCATGAGAGATACTAAAGAAGTTGAGGAAGAAGTTAAACAGGATATTGATGAGCATAAGAAAAAGTCGGATGATGATCTTACTATGGATCTGTTGCGTATTCTTTTGAGTTAATTGTATAGTGCGGCAAAGTAAAAAAATGTACTTTGCCGCACAGATTGAGCGGGTATGACGGAATGGGCAGACGTAGCGGACTTAAAATCCGTTGAGAATTAGCTAACTCGTGTGGGTTCAAGTCCCACTACCCGTACTTGCGTTTTGTTGCGGTAGCAACGCACAATTTCCACATGTCCTTGGATGGAAAAATGAATCGCAACAGTGAGGAATTAAACAGCATAAAAACTCTGATTGCTTCGGTTATGCTGTTTTATCCACAATTCCTCACTCACGGGAATTAGCTCAGTAGGTTAGAGCGGTGGCCTTATAAGCCATGTGTCCCGGGTTCGAGTCCTGGATTCCCGATTCTACGGTAGTTGCAAATACCGTAGACGTACTTTCAAAATCCATTTATGTTTGCGTGTCCGAGTGGTTTATGGTGCTTCCCTGCTAAGGAAGTGTACGGAAACGTACCGGAGGTTCGAATCCTCCCGCAAACGTTTTTTATGTTATGTGGTGGCGGAATAGGTAGACGTTTATAGGGAATTGATGAGTGGTTCAAGTCCACGCAAACGGGGACAATAAAAACGGTGAAAAGCAACGGTAGTTTCATCGTAACCCGTCGTGCAATCGGAGCGCACAATTTGGAGATCGTGACTCACCATGTAAGGTGCAAATCCTTACCCACATAATTGCAAGTGAAATAGTGCGCTATGTGTGAGTACGTATAAACCACATGAATTAAAGTGGGAACAATAAGCGCCTCCCCGGTAACTTGCATTTTTTGCACAAGTACGAAACTTTCGGATCGGTAATCAGGAGTAATTAACCTGTCTTGTGCAAATCGACTGGTTTGTTAATGAGCATTAAAGTGCGGTCGAAGGCCAAGACTGCCGCCAGTTAAGCGAAAGCATGATGGAAATTGGTAGACATGGACGAGGATGTAATTAGTTAATCACTATTCCTGGGAGAGGTTTGAGACGGCTTACAAGTTGATAACTTGATTGAAGGTTCGAGTCCTTCTGCTTTCGTTATTGCCCTATCGCCAAATGGTTAAGGCACTGGTCTTTGACGCCAGTATTTGATGGTTCGAGTCCATCTGGGGCAGTTTGTTGCAATAAACAAGCTAAAGAAAAGGAGAAAAACTATGAAAAACTATAACATCATCGTATCTAAGAAGGCTCAGGAAAGAATCAGAAGAAATAGAAAGAGAACATTTAATACTTGGAAGAATGTAAATTTTGCAAAATTCTATATTGAAGATCATGAGAGAGTACAGGATAAATAATTATGAAATATTTACAGGAGAGGATTTAATAATTGCTGATTTAATTCAGAGAAGAAGATACCAATTATTAGTCCACTCCTGTATTTATTATAATAGGCATACAAGTATTGTTGCAGATCAAATTTGGGATAGTTGGGCAAAGGAATTAGTTGAATTACAAAGAACTTATCCAGATATTTCAAGACAAGTTATATTATATGAATATTTTGAAGATTTTGATGGGTCAACAGGATTTGATTTACCTATTGAAGAAGATTGGGTAAATGAAATAGCTGATAGATTATTAGGAAAAACTAATACTATCATAGTATCTGCACCTGTTAAAAAAGAAAAACCTAAGAATAAGAAAAGGAGATTATTTTAATGAAAACAGTGCCTTGTAAAGATTGCAAGGATAGGCATGTTAGTTGCCATTCAAGTTGTGTAAAATATATTGAATGGAAACAGATGCTTAATGAGCTGAAAACAGAACTTGCCAAACAGCGTATGTATACCGGAATTTCAAATAGAGGTAAATGTATTAGTCGTTGACTTTTATTATAACATGTAGTATAATAATATTGTAACAATAGAAAGCATAAAGGAGCGTAAAATGTTACCTACAAGATACTATTCAAAGCAACAGGAGAAAAAAGTTGCAAAAGCGGTAAAAGGTAATAGAACTGCTAATAGCGGAGCAACAGCTTTTCAGAAAGGAGATGTTGTTACACAAGATTGGCTCATTGAGTGCAAGACAAAAACAAAGGATTGCAATTCTTTTACAATCAAAGAAGATTGGTTGTTAAAGAATGAAGAAGAAGCGTTTGCAATGGGAAAGAATAATTCAGCATTGTGTTTTGATTTTGGACCCAGTGCAAATAAAAGATACTATGTAATCTCAGAAAGACTATTCAACCTATTAAAAGATTATATGCAGGAGGAAGATTCATGAAATCAACACCGACACTTGTAGGAGATCAGATTAAGATTGATGCTTATAAGTTTTTGAATTGCCAGGTTAAAGCCCAGAAACTTATGAGAAAACATTTCAATTCTTTACCTGTTAGATCAGCGGCAGAAATGGATAAAAATCCAACACAGTTGTTTGGTCTGAAGGAAATGTGTGATTTAATTGAATTACCGTACAAACGAGAAGATTGGCAAGGTAACGCTCATACTAATGTTAATTGGGATATTGTTTACATTGATTATAAAGGATATAGATTTTTTGAATTGGTGGATAAAGAATGAATATTTACGGATTGCAGAAATTGACATTACTTGATTATCCAGAGCATACAGCTTGTACTGTTTTTCTTTCTGGATGTAACTTTGATTGTCCGTATTGCTATAATAAAGAACTTGCACACAAAGAAGTAAAACCACTCATGTCATCTATTCGCTTCCTCTCATGGCTTGATACTATGAGAGGAAAGCTTGACGGAGTATGTATTTCTGGTGGAGAACCTACTCTGTGCGGATTGCTTGGTAATTTCATATCAGCGATTAAGAATATGAATTTTCTTGTTAAGCTTGATACAAATGGATACAGGACGTCCGTTTTGCTTAGTACCATCTATGAGCATAACATTGATTACATTGCGATGGACATAAAGAACAGTCCAAAAAAATATGCTATAACAGCTGGTTTTGAAGGAGCATTTAACTTTGATATAATCGAAACTTCTGTGGATGTAATTATGACCTGTAAACATCTGTCAGAATATGAATTTCGTACCACAGTAACAAAGTCAATGCACGATGATTCAGATTTTGAAGAAATTGGAAGACTGATAAGAGGAGCAAAAAGATACTTCCTTCAGAAGTGTACAACAGATACGCCATCAGATGAAGATATGCAAAGATATAAATCAATTATGGAAAAGTATGTTGATTATGTTGGTATAAGAGGATGAGCGGAAGTAAAGTAAGAATATTAGAACATTTAAAACGATACGGCAGTATTACAAGTATGCAAGCATTTCATTTATACGGCATAACGAGATTATCAGCACGAATTAAAGAATTAAGAGATATGGGTTATAATATTATAACTCATATGATAGAGGATAAAAATCGATATGATGAACCAGTTAGATATGCAAAGTATGTATTGAGAGGAAGTGAGTAATTGGAACATTTAGTATCAATAGCAATCAATGTGGATGATGAAGATATAAAAGCAAAGATCGAGGATAGAATAGCAAAAGAAGTTTCTGACAGGTTAGTTGAAAAAATATCCTCTTATATGTTTGCTAAATACGGCGGAGTTAATAATGCTACAGCACAAATAATTGATACTGTGGTAAACAAGTATAAAAAAGAGATCATAGAAACAGCCGTTAAAGATGTTTCTTTATCTATAAAGCGCAGTCCTAAGTATAGAACGGTATTAAACAAAATTGAGAAGATCGGAACTGAATTGGAGGAATATTATGGCAGTTAAGTCATTAGCAGTTAAGTATCGTCCTAAAACATGGAATGATGTTACAGAGCAGAATAGCACCAAGATCATTTTACAGCAACAACTTGAAGCTGGAGAAGTTAAAAACGCATATCTGTTTTGTGGGCCTGCCGGATGTGGAAAAACAACGTGTGCGAGAATTTTTGCAAATGATATTAACAAAGGAGAAGGAAATCCTATTGAACTTGATGCCGCAAGTAATAATGGTGTTGATGATGTAAGAAATATTATACAGCAAGCGCAGACCCAATCATTGAATAGTGAATATAAAATCTTTATCATTGATGAATGTCATGCTATCAGTAACGCAGGATGGCAAGCTATGTTAAAGATCATTGAAGAACCACCCGCAAAGAGTATTTTTATCTTTTGCACGACCGATCCTCAGAAAATCCCAAAGACAATTCTTTCCAGAGTGCAGAGATATGATTTTCAGAGAATTTCTCAGAAAGGCATTGTGGATAGATTAAATTATATTATATCAGTGGAGAACGGTATTGCACCACAAAATATTCATATTGATACGCCAGATGCGATTGAATATATAGCAAAGATAGCAGATGGTGGTATGCGGGATTCAATCACCCTACTTGATAAGTGTTTAGCATATTCAAAAGATTTAACACTTGCGAATGTAGTAAAAGCATTAGGAACTACAGATTATGATACAATGTTCAAGCTTACTGATTACCTTATCGATAGTAAAGTAAAATTAGCATTGGCTCTTATCGAGAATATTTATAATGACGGTAAAGATTTAAAAACATTTGTAAGGCAGTATGTACAGTTTTTACTTGATTTATCGAAATGGGGATTAGGATGTGATTGGAATTATCTTACACTTCCGAGATTAGCAGATTATGAGCAGTGGTTGAAAGATTGCGGAGATAGAGAATTTGAAGCAATAACAGATTGGTTATCAGTATTTGTAAATCTTAATGCAGATATTAAATGGTCACAGTCTGTTAAATACGATATTGAAGCCGCTATTTTAATTCATACAGAGGATATTAAATAATGATAGGTCAAAAGAATTTACAAAGTCGAATTGAACAGCTTATAAAAGATAGAACATTCCCTCGGTTCAGCATTTTAGTTGGACCGAAGGGAAGTGGTAAGAAAACGATAGTGCCTGAAATTGCAGGTAGAATGTTGGCAAATTATGTTAAGGCATTAGATGTTAAAATAGATACAATTAGAGAGATTATACAGCAGAGTTATAAAGTAGTCGATGCCACGGTATATTTTATTCCTGATGCGGATAATATGTCAAATGCCGCTAAAAATGCACTTTTGAAGGTAACAGAAGAACCTCCTAATAATGCGTATTTTATAATGACATTAGAGGATGAAAATAATACTTTAGAAACAATAAGAAGTCGTGGAACAGTATTTCACATGGATAGATATACACCAGATGAAATATACCAATATGCAATGGCATATGCACATGATAATGAAGATATTATAAAAGATATTTGTGAAACTCCAGGTGATGTAGATTTATTGTATAAAGATAGTCCAAAAGAGTTTTATGATTATGTACAATTAGTGGTAGATAATATAGCAGAAGTATCACTTGCAAATGCATTTAAGATACCTAATAAAGTAGCATTGAAAGAAGATGCAGAAGGATATGATTTACGATTATTTTGGAAAGCATTTATATCTGTATGTATGACAAGAAGAAAAACACCAGAACAAGCGAAAGATCATTTTAAAGCCGCTTATATTACTTCAAAATATTTACAGAAGTTAAGAGTAAAAGGAATAAATCGTAGTATGTTAATGGATAATTGGGTATTGGAAATAAGAAAGTTATGGATGAAGAACCGTGGGTTGAAAAATGTATGAAATGTGTTCATTGTTATCAAACTAAAAATGACGCAGATGAATTAAGATGCCGTTGTAGAAATGGTTGTAATTTTAAAGAAGTGAAGAAGAACGGAGCAACAGTAGAGAGGAAGATTAAATGGACGTAAGTACATTAAAATCTCATATAAAATTAAAAACGATTCCTACGTTTTTAATTTTTTCTGGGCCAGAATGGAAAGTACAGGAGATATATATAAAACAGATTGCAAAAGTAACAGGTAGAGAAATTAAACAGATAGATAGTATTACAGATGTTTATTCTACGCTGAGAAATAAATCTTTTGTCAATAAGCCAGTTATCTACAAAGTTCGGGATGATAAGGAGTTAATGCAAAATGAAGCGTTACAGCAAAATTTAAGCACTATATTAGCTGATAACATGCTCATATTAACGCTTACAAGCGTTGATAAACGCACTAAATTTTATAAAGTGTACAAAGATACTATCATAGACTTTGAAACGCTTACAGACTCGATTTTGAAGAAGTATATAAAGAAGGAAATTGATTTGTCCGACAGAAATTGTCAGATACTTATGGATATTTGTGAACATGACTATGGACGTATTCTGTTAGAGATTGATAAGATAAAGAGGTATAGAGATTTTTATAATGAAGGTAGCAGTAATGAAGTTGAGCCAAATCAAGTATTAGAATGGTTGTTAAAAGATGGAACAATATATGAACCACCATATGATGCGATATTTGATTTGGTAGATGCTATACTTGATCGAAAGGTAAATAAAACATTTGACCTGCTTCAGCAGTCATATGATGTTGGCGAAGCCACAATGGTTATGCTGTCAGTTCTTTACAATAATGTCAAAGCAGTATTGCAGGTACAGACATACAGTGGACAGAAGATCACAGAAGGAACAGGATTGACCGGATGGCAGATAAAAAATGCTAAACCTCATGTTGGAAAATATAGTGACGATGAATTGATTGGTATATTGCAGTTAGTTCAGAAAATTGAAAGCGGAATTAAGACAGGAAAGATGGAAGATGAGTTTGCCATGCAATATTTATTAACCCATATATTATAAGGAGGATAAATAATAATGGATGCTATAAAATTTATTGAGGAACGGAAAAGATATTGCTCAAACCATTCAGATGATATAAGCTGTGATACCTGTTATCTTTGGAAAAATCATATACCCTGTGGTAATCTTAATGCAATCACCAGACCAAAGGAACTTGTTACGTTTATTGAGGAATGGTCAGAGAAAAATCCAATTAAAACCAACGGTGATAGATTTAAAGAAGTATTTGGTATTAAAAAAGCAATAATTGGAACTAAAACTTGGGAAGAGATAAATGAATGGTGGAATTCAGAATATAAAGAACCGGAGGATAAATGATGGATACAAAACTCAGGAGTAATATGTCGTTTCGTGAAGCATGGTTTCAGATGTTACTGGGCAATAAAGTAAAACGTCCACTATGGGAAGGATACTGGGCATGGGAAAATGGAACTATTATGATGCATTGTAAAAATGGTGATGTAATAGATATACGACAGACTGATAATCCAGCTTATACATTTACAAATATAGCAGAACGAGATTGGCGAGTGGTTGTGGAGAGAGAAGATCATGGAAAAGAAGGATCATGAGTTTTGTTTACGATGCGGTAGAAAATTAAAAAATCCACAAGCAAGAGAAATAGGATATGGTAAGATATGTTTAAATAAAGTAAGAGTGCAGGAAAATAAAAAGTTATTTGATAGTACGGAGGATGTAAAAGAATAATTAGAATCATTGAAAGAGGAACTGTAAAAAAGTTCCTCTTTTTTGTTTGAAAAAAAAGCTTCTTATATAAAGTGATTTTTGCTCATGCGTTTATATCTGTTTTTGATTGCATTATATAAGAAGAAACACGTTTTTGGCGTGAGAAATAATGATTGACAAATATTAGAGTACATGTTATTATATGTATGTAGTCTAATAAAGTATTTTTTCAATGGAGGTAAAAACATGCTGGTGAAAAATTATGACCTGTACAAAACAGGGGAAAAGACGAAACGTGTAAACAAGTTGATGGATATGAAATATGAGGTCAAAACGTATCTTGACCTGAGCCTGCTGGATGATCCGGCTATTGATATTTCTGAAGAGGAAAAGGATCATATTAAGAGACATATAGCTGAAACCCATATAGTGTGGGAACGTCAGGATATATTCATCATCCTGTATGATAATTTTACAGACTTTACCGTTAAGGCTCAGTTTGCCAATCATAACGTGTTTAATAAAAAGACCTATTCTAAATTATACCGAATCTGCGAACTGACTCGGGTACAGGTCATTAAAGGAACTCGTAAAGATGTATACCAGCAGATGTATGATAATGTAACATATGAGGCTAATAATCATCATTCAGAACCGGCAATGGACATTGAAATTTGAAAGGAGAAAAAAAATGACACAATTTGAGGAATTTGCCTTTGAAGTTTTGGGAAAGATAGATATAGGAAATGATGGTATGTATGCAGGGTTAACAAATGCGTTGGCTAAAATCGCCACTGAGGTGATTTTATCAGATGACGAGGAAGTATTTAATCTGGATTGGGATTCTCAAAAGAAACTTATCCTTGATAAATTTTATAGCGTGTTTCCATATTTAAGGAGGTAACATAATGAGGAAGATTAAAACAAAACATGATATGAATATTCCGGGTTGGGGAGTAATCCCCACCGGAACTGCATTTAGAGTGGTTCGCTTTAATAAGCGTTTCGTGTATGTTTTGGTTAAGGACGGTGTAACATTAAGACTTGCTAGAAAGGCAGATTGTGAGGTGATGTATTGATGTATACGATTGAAAAGAAAGTGGTCAGTACGATAAAGAACTATCGGGGACGTCCTGGTATCGGAAAAGAAACTCGTTGGTATATTGTTGATGAAACTGGTCAGTATGCAACTACTGACCATTTCGGATTCATTTCACCAAGTGGACTGTATTATACAAAGAAGTATATGGCGCAGGAAGAATGTGATAGATTGAACGAGGAGGTAAGATAATGAAAAAGGAGAAGGAATGCAAGTACATGAATGAATACACAGGAGTATTATATTTTTCCCTGTTTCATGCGGTGAGATCCATTATTTCGGATATGATCCATTTTCCTAAATGTAGAACATTGAAAATGTGGAGAATTAGTAAAGTAAAGATCGGCGGCATAACGGAGGTATGAAAATGAAAGTCAGATTGCAGGGAACTGGTTGGCATGAAGCTAAGGCAGTAAAAGATCTTCAGATCGGAGATACTATAGAGTGGAACTTTGGATACACTTCTGAAGTGGTAGAATTGAATCCTACAAAAACAGGAAAACAGATCAATGTCCTGCTGAAGTCAGATAGCGGTATTCATAATAGAAGAATGGGAGCAGAAAGGCTGGTGGCAGTAAAATGAAAAATACAAAAACATTATGGAAAACAAGAAAAGCAGGAGAAAAAGTAACTATTTTAGTTTGGGCAACATTTGAAGAAATGGAAAAGATGTTTCAGGATGATATAATAATAGATTATACGGATGTAAAATATTTTACTCCAAAGGAATTAAAAAAGTAAAGAAACAAGATAAGCTGTCCTGACGGACAGCTTATTTTTTGTTAATAAATTTGTAACAAAAGTTAATACTTTTGTAATTGACAAATATTAGAGTACATGTTATTCTATACATATAGAATAACATGATGAAAACTAAGGGAAGTAGTAGCTGGCCCTGTTGGATACAGAACTACGACGGGAGTTGGCGAAAAGTACCAAGATTCATCCAAAACTCAAGAAAGGAAGAGGAAAATGACAGATTTTGAATACCAGCAAAGATTGGCAAATATTGAGTCTTTGCAGGAAGCAGGATTTACTGAAGAAGAAATCGAGATTATTCTGAATGCAGATGATCCCAATGCCAAGATTGAAGAGTTCTTTGAAAGGAGATAAAGAAATGACAAGGCAGAAAAAAGAAATTATTAAAAAAATGGATGAAATTAGAAACTTTATTTATGCTGATACTGAATTAGGATGTGGATTTGCTCCTGCTGGTGCATACGATGATTTGTATGACCAGTTGTATGATCTCCAGACTGAATTATCTCAGTTACGCGGATTTGAAAGTTTTGAGGCTGAATGTGATGCGGATATTACCAGAATATTTGTTGATGATATTGAGGATCTTCCGTTTAATTGAAAAGTCTCCTGAAGAGTCGCTGAAAATTGTGACGAAACACTCCTGAAAAGGAGTGTCGGGACTATAAAAAATAATCGTTGACAGCTTGTTTAATGTGTAGTATAATGTTTATAGTTAGAAAAATAGAGTGACTTCCAGAAAGGAGAACACCATGAAACTTAGATTTTTTCAGAATGTTAAAACCAGAAACGAATTGAAGAAGGAGTATATCAAACTCCTGAAGCAGTATCACCCCGATAATGGCGGGGACGTAGAAATCTGCAAGGAATTGAATACGGAGTATGAGTATTTGGCAGACAAGTTACCGCAGACGTTTGAAGATGGGCATGAGCCAACCGAACGTGAGAAGAAGGCAGCGGCTGATAATGATAAGCTGATTCGTGATCTCCTTTCTAAGATTATTCATATGGAAGGGATCGAGATCGAGATCGTTGGTATCTGGGTATGGGTAGATGGTAACTCATACCAGTGGAAAGACGAACTGAAAAAGTTCGGCTTTACCTGGAGCAAAGCCCGTAAAAAGTGGCACTGCTGCCCATACGGGGAAGGAAATTGGTACAGAGGAAAACGCCGTGATTTCAATACGCTCCGTGCTATGTACGGTAGCGATAAAGTTGAGACAGAGAAACAGCCGAAGTTGAACAAGGCTGTATAGATAGATGCTTTTATACTGCGACCCGCAGTTGAAATGTGACTGCGGGTCATCTACAAAGTTCATACCAGAGAGGAGAAACAGAATGAAAAGGATTCAGGTTATTCCAGAAGAACAGCTGATCATTGGTCTTGGAGAAGATCTGTTGCCCGTATATAAGGCAATGGAACGTGCTTATTATAATTGCAGGTCAGATTATTCACCTCGTTATCTCAGCACTCCCAAACTGCCTCGGAAAAAGATGTATGGTATATTTATCGATGTTGATGGCATGTTTAATATTGTAACTGCCGATTTCGTCCTTTGGTATTTAATAGAATCTGGAAAGGAGAAAAGAAAATGAGGAAAAATACATTGGTATTTAATAGCTGGGAAGCGTATGAGAACTGGACAAATCAGTTCAGCGGTTGTTATGAGTATCAGGAAATTCCGACCGCAATAGATGATGGATGGAAAATATCTGTAGATATGTTTACCGCGTGCAAAAGTTGGAAAACTGTCCTGCGATGGTTTGAGAAGGCATTTGGAAATATAAGTCCTGAGATTCATACTTGGGTAGAATGTATTCGGGAAAGTTGTGAAAGTGGATATTTCAAAGATACTACAGGTTGTTATCCGGCGTGGACAACTGATCCTGAGGAGATAAAGAAATTTTTAAAAGGAGGTTCATATTCATGGGAAGTGGAAGAAGTGTATGAAGGTTATTGGTATATATTCCTCAATATATCCGGAGTATATGCTGGAAGATAATTTATAGGTGGTTGTGCGACAGCCAGCAGGTTTGCTGGCTGTTTTTTTTTCAGCACCTGTTCACATCTGCTAACTGTCGTTAGATCAGGCTAACAGGTATTCACATCTGTCAACTGTCATTAGTGCAAACTAACTGGACAGCACCTGTTCACATCTGCTAACTGTCGTTAGATCAGGCTAACAGGTATTCACATCTGTCAACTGTCATTAGTGCAAACTAACTGGACAGCACCTGTTCACATCTGCTAACTGTCGTTAGATCAGG